ATACTAATATTCGCTATACAGCAAGAATTGCCATCTAATTCCCACAGTGTTATACTATCATCAAATCTTACATATTCTTTCGGAGGTATCATCCTATGCCTAGAACCAAAGGCAGTAAGAACCGTACTACCGCGTCTCCTGACTTCGATGCCCAGATCAAGAAGTTGCAGAAGGATAAGGCGATGCTTGAAGAGGGCCTTTCCAAGACTGTTGCCCAGATTGAAGAACTGAAGACTGACATAAAGTCGCTGCGTGAGAGCCTGAAACCGCAGAGAGCGGAGATCAAGCAGACCGAAAAGGAAATCGCAAAGCTGGAGACTAAGAAAGCAGCTGCTGAAGCGAAAGCCGCCGAAGCCGCGAAGAAGGCAGAAGCCGAGGATGTGCTGAAGAAGCTGCTGGCAAGCGGTGTGACTGCGGATGAGATCCTCGAAAAGCTGAAATAAAGTAATACGCTGTGTGTTCTTCTCCTTGTGGAGCGTTTGAACACACGGCTCTTACTATTATTGGAAATACTATATGGTTTTAAGGCTTAATGTGATATAATAGAGATGACGGTTTACCGTACTACTTGTAAAGGGCAGGTGAGTGTACAAATGCACATCATTTGTCATAGCGAGAAATTCGAGCTCAATCTGGACAAGCTTATTGAGGCTATCACAAAAGCTTCAAAAGCAACATTGAATCGGATGAATACCCGAATCACCAAGGAAATTCAACAGTTGTTGGATTCTGGTGATAACTCGCTTGAAGACTATCCGCATTCCCAGTGGCTTTATGAAAGAATTGCGGAGTTGGAGCGGATGCGGAAGTACATCAAACTCCTAAAGAAGATGAAAAGCAATAGAGTTCCAGCAAAGTTGCGCACACTTTGGCTTTGCAGGATAAAAAACAACAGTCGAACATTGGCGAGCACATCACTTGACCCAATGAGCATCGCACTGCCTGTTCCGCCCACGTTTGAGGCTACCTTGAGTAGTTTCGGACGTGGGAGGGATTTGAATGCTCTCCCGTGCTAAAGAACACTTCGATGCAATCGGAAACTACTATCATATTATAGATCCAGAGGGAACATTGCCTGAAATTGAAAGGGCAAAGAAGGAAGCTGAGGTGCTAAATGATATGCCGAACAGCTTCCCCAAGGCTCTTTGCTATGTAATGAGACTTTCTGGATTCACGAAAGAGGCACTGGCTTATGAATCAAAAGTGTCTGAGTCAACGATTGGCCGCTACAGAACCGGAAAGGTCAAACACTATTCAGAGAAAAATGTAGTGGCACTGTGTGTTGCTATGCACCTCCCATCGTGGCTTTCATTTAAGCTCATAGGAAAAGCAGGTTTTAGCTTGGATGCGACCAGAGAGCAGCAAGCATATTTAATGGTTCTTAGCTGTATGTATATGAGGTCGGTTGATGAGGTGAACGACTATTTGAGAGAAAGAGGGTCTGATTTACTGTCCCAAGTGGCGGCATAGGATTGTCGAGCATTCTGAGCTTCTAAGTCAAAAATGATGAGCCGTGTGTCCTTCTCCGGTAAGGAGTTGAACACACGGCTCATTTACAGTTATGGTTATTCCCATTCCTCATCCCGGGCTCGGAGAAGATCCTGCACTTCTTTCTCGGTTGCCAGGCGAATGGCAGGTCTGTTCTGATAGACCGTTTTGCCGCAGTCTGGGCAGCGGTCGGGCAGCGACTCTGCCTCAAAGCAGTAATGGCAGACAGCGCAGAAATAGTAGTTCACAACACGCAAGTTGTCAAGCAAAAAATATATATTTGCATAATTCTATAAAATGCAAAGCATTTAATTGATTGCATAGCATTGACAGATATGCAATTTTCAAATATAATAGATTTAAAGGTGGTGATATAAGTGGGCAGAAAAAAGGCAGTGGATTTGTTTCCGGAGTATGCCAGATCCAAAAGAGCTGACACTGAGGCATTGAGTCAACTGGTTTTGGCAGCTAAGGGAAATATGACTATGAAGAAGTTTGCTAACAAATGTGGAGTGAACACTTCTACTATTTCTCGTATTATAAATATGAAAACGGAAACCGTATGCTCTGATGAAATAATCCTTGCAATTTCCGAGAATGCGGTGCCGGAGAGTGGAGTTACACTTGAAGATTTGCTTGCAGCTAACGGATTGATTAAAATGGTTCCTGAGATTGCGGACAGCACTATAGAAGAGGCTGGTAGTGCGCTTGAAGGTGAGCACAAGTTTAATTGTTCCGATAGAGTTATAGTGACAACAAGCAAGTTCGGCCATCTTAGTCACATAAATAAACAGGCTTTCCGTCAGACGTATAACATCGTTGACTATGAAATACGAATGATGGAAACAAGTAGACAAATAATTTTAAATGAAATTATATTAAATGGATATACGGTTGAGCTTATTACGTCTGAAAAAGCCTACTGGTCCTCATTGAAACACTATTACGGTGATTATGCAATAAAAACAGATGCGTTAAAAAGCTACGGCATCGACACATGGCTCTTCGATTGTAAGTCATATCACACTGGTAAAGTGGCCGCCGCATATAAGGCACTAGAAAAACTATTTGCACTAGCTTACATGAATAGCCCAAAGGATGCAGGTTTAAAGATATCAGTTGTTGTAGACCATAAAGATATGTTTCAGCAGGCGGTCAAGGTGTATTCAGGTATAAAGGTACGGGACTGTTTTTCTGTGATTTTGATAAACGCACAAAGTCGATGCGTTGTGGAAGAATTCTGTATTCCAAGAGTTGATGGAACAGAGGCATCAATCTTTAAAAGAGACTAAATTGGGATAGGAGGCAGGGAAACATGAGTGTGGATTATGGCATTTATACGACCAAAGGTAAACGGATGCTACTTGCAATCCGGGCAATGGTCAATGGCCGTAAAGCGGTAGCGTATGTGAAGAATGGAAAGGTACAAGCCTATGAGTACTTAGATGATTTGGCAGCCCAGTGCTGCGTTGGACCCTGCCTCAAGTTTGAGGACGAGAATGAGAAGAAGCGGATGTGAATTAGAACACTTGGCTCATCGGAGAACCGTGTGAGCCAGTCAAAAACTAAACTGCTGCCTGTTTGGTGCTGCTCGAATGCGTAGTAAGCCGGGGTAGACTTCAAAGAAATCTGAAAATTTTTCGGATTTTAGGAGTCTATTCCGGCTTATTTGCGTTTATTGGACCGGAATTGGCAGAATACACAGTTTTCCAGCTTGTTTCTGGTCGCTTCGATGAAAAGTGGCTGCTCCTATTTACAAATAGAGTTTTGGCTGCTATATTATAAATGTGATAATAGCCTGAAAGGCTCTATTGAAAAGATAATAATTTGTAACGTGGAGGTGTATTACCAGACAAAGATAGTCATGTTGTTCAGTTAAAAGAATCCTTCTGAATGACGTCTCAGCAAGAGACATTACATAGGTTTTTAGTAGAGTGCCGCGATTGTTGGAGGCAGTCAGCGCACAATTATTGAGGAGTTATAACTAAACGGTCCTTAATTCAATACTAAAACACTACTGTAAGGTTGAAGTGCGTCTACTTGCTGATAAGACTATAAAATGTCTGGCTAATACACATCCGGTCAATGAGTACGGAAACGGAAATACATAAGACCGGAGTAAATTTAGAAACAAGTAATGCGTAAGCAACTTGAAATCTGAATTTGCTCCGGTCTTTTTTTATTAAAATTTTCAGCGAAGGAGGTGAACCGAGGTGGCATCCGCTGTACATAAGAATACCGAGACCAAAGCGGCATCCGTCAATGTCAACTCGGTTTGCCGCCAGAATACTGTTGAGCAGGGGATGGCTGCGCCAGATGAGTTTATGGCAGAGGTTCAGTGGTCCATGGCAATACGGAAGATGATTGCAAAACTTGAGTTCGGAGACGCTCTAAAGCTGCTGATGAACGACCGGGATATGTCTGTAGAGAAGATGGAGTCTGAGTCCGGACTCTCTGTGTCCACAGTGAAGCGGCTTCGTGCGGGTCAGGAGGCAAGCGCAGAACAAGTCGTTGCCATTTCGGTGGCATTGCGGCTTCCGCCGATGGTCAGCAGTGATTTATTGAGAATGTGTGGAATCACACTGGACTTTAACAATCAAAGGAATACGGTCTATCAGATGATTCTGACGGGCCATTACAAAGACGGTATCGAGCAAGTCAACGTCTATCTTGCAGCTTGTGGATGCGCCCCACTCAAAACTGCCTGCTAAAATACCTACAACAGAATACCCATGGGGCGATTGGACCACAAAACGGTCTGGTCGCCTCTTTTTTTTGAAATTTTTTCTGAGGTTAGGGCTCAGAAAGTGAGCTCTAAATGGTAGAAAAAGGGCGAAAAGCCGTGGCGTAAAGCCATCAAATATGACCTTGAACTTTGCAAAAGAACGGAATATCGATGGTTTATGTGCTGTTTTTTAGAGCTCACTTAGTGAGCTGGTGATTTGAACGGTCTTCAGCTATCATGTAGTCAGTTCAAGGGACGAACCCGAAAGGACAAGCCCCAAGAACAAAATATAATATCGTAAGCCCGATTCTAGAGAAGGCGAAGGATACCATAACGGAGTTTTACCAGCCAGCAGATGCTGTCTGCTGCGGTAGAAAGGCCGGTCTATGGGTGTACCTCCCATTTCTGGAATCGGGCTTTTTGCGCTTTGCAGACTGTCCCGGCTCAGAATGTGAGCCCTGCTCCGCTTCCGTCATCGGTATCCTTCTCCCTCCCAGAGTCCGGGGGAAAGGACAAGAAAATGACTAACATGATGAATGGGGCAGTTGCAATCTATGGCGGCGTAGGCGTAATGGAGATTCGCCAGCCGTTACCGCAGGCAGTGGAGAGCGTGACACAGGTTGTCGAGGACTTGGCAGTCAACGCACATATCTCTCTGCGTGAGCTGAAGAACTGCGTGGACAAGGTGCTGGAGAAGAAGATTCCCGGCTATAAGCAGCTCATGGAGACGAATCCGGTGGTGGCAGCAAGGGCAACCGTGAACGGTGCGACGATCACGGCATACACGAACGGCTACGCAGTTTACGAAGCAGACGATGCACACACCGTGCTGGATGTGAACCGTTGCGGTGACTACCGCTATGATTTCAACGATGGTACCTATGAGGTCGTCCCGGCTGAGGTGTTCGAGGATGCGGAGTGGACCGTGCGCCTGGTTATGGAGGGCGAACGCCGGCTGGAGAATAACCGCAGCAAGATCAGCCGTGACTACGAGGAGTTCGCTCTGTCCTGCGATGGCACGGATTGGTGCGATGCCGCTATGGTGGACTTCATGGAGACAGAAAACGCTGAGATGCTGGCGGACGAGGAACTCCGGAAGTTGTATGCCGCCATGAGCAAGCTCACGGAGCGTCAGCAGGAAGTCGTCCAGCTCTACTTTTATAAGGGGCTGAACCAGTACGAGATTGCAGAGGAACTGGGCATTGCTCGCCGCTCTGTCGGGAACTGCCTTGAAGGTGCTTTGAAAAAAATCAGAAAGAATTTTTAAGAAACTACCTCCCAAACGGCAAAATATCGTGCGCTTTATGAGAGAACTTCCTCTCACGAATACATCCAAGGAGGTTACGCCCCATGAGTAACATCAAGAATCCCCAGAACAATCCCTTAAAGAATCCGGCTCCGGTGCGACCGCCCGGCGGCAGCACCGCTCTAAAGACCGTTTATGTCTGCTCTCCGTTCCGCCCCACCGCGGTATCCGAGGCGGACAGGGAGGCAGAACAGCGGCCCAATATCGAACGGGCACTCAAAGCCTGCCGCATCCTCGCCATGATGGGCATCCAACCGCTGGCACCTCATCTGTACTTCACTCGTTTTCTCAAGGACGAGCTGGCGGCAGAACGTGCTGCCGGGATGAAGTTTGGTCTGTCATGGCTGGAACAGGCAGATGAGATTTGGGTGTTTGGCGACACGGTGTCGGAGGGCATGGCACAGGAGATCGCCAAGGCGAAAGAACTGGGCAAGCCGGTGCATACCCTTCCTGAACCCGGGCGAGTGGCAGAACTGCTCGTCAAGAGCCTTGCACAGAAGTACACCATGACCGATGACGGTCAACAGGAGATACAGCCCAAGGCTGCGGAAAGTGAGCAACACAATGATGAACGATAAGAACCAGAATACCAGCGCCCCGGAAGTGCGCCGTATTCTCCCGGTGATGCTGAAGGTCGAGAACCTCCACATCCATCTGGATGAGCGCAGCACCAGCAACACCTATTTCAATGGTGTCGAGGATCAGGACGAAGAGCCTGATATCGACATCGAGGCCATGATCGACGCTATCTGCACCAAGACCGGTCTGTGCAAGGATGCCGTCGTGATGGTTCTGGATGCTCAGGCTGAGTATCTGGATTCTGTCTACGGTGAGGATGAGGTGGACGAGGATGAGTGAAATGCTGACCGGCCCCAAGAAGATCGTGGATGGGCTGACGGAGGTATTCCGCGGCCTGACCCGGATGTGCGAGGGCATGGCAGAGCAGATCGAACTCCTGGAGTTCACTTCTGAGGATGCGGAGGACGAGGATAAACTGCTCCCTCCGGCCAAGCTCCCTGCTGTGGACACAGCACCAAGGGTACAGGATGTGCCTCACCCTCGTAAGAAACCGGGGAAGCGTCCTCGCAAACAGGAACAGGACGCTCCGACCACGATGGAGGAGACGCCCAAGGAGCCGACCGAAGAAGCTCAGGCAGAGGAAAGCCCTGATGAGGAGGCGAAAGAGGAACTTCCTGATTTCCCGGATGACTCGGCAGATGACTTGCCCTTTGATTTGGACACCACCCAAAAGGCGGAAACCGAACAGCCTGCGGTAACCATCTCCAAGGATGAGATCACGGCAGTCATCGTGGCGAAGATCAAGCAGAAGCGCAGCAACAACGAGAAGATCGGTCAGTTGCTGAAGACCTACGGCGTGGGTCAGCTTTCTGAACTGCCGGCAGCGAAGTACGAGGCGTTCCTCGCAGACATCTCCCAGCTGTAACGGAGGTGCCGTATGCCAGAAGTACACGCGATCCTCTCTGCGTCCAGCTCGAAAAGATGGCTCAACTGTACGCCATCGGCTCGGCTGGAGCAGAATTTTCCCAATGAATCCTCGGTGTACGCCGAGGAGGGGGCAGCCGCCCATGCGCTGGGCGAGTACAAGCTCCGCAAGTACCTGCACGAGCGTGTCAGGCGTCCGACCTCCGAGTTCGACACCGATGAGATGGATGCCAATACCGACATCTATGCGGAGTACATCATCTCCACAGTCGAGCGCATCAAGGAAACCTGTCCGCATCCTCTGGTCATGGTGGAGGAACGGCTGGACTACAGCTATCTCGTTCCGCAGGGATTCGGTACCGGCGACTGCGTGATCATCGCAGACGGTACCCTCTATGTCATGGACTATAAAAACGGAAAAGGCGTGTTTGTCAGCTGTGACCATAACCCACAGATGATGCTATATGCTCTCGGTGCTTACCACGCATATGGGTATCTGTATAGCATCACCAAGGTGGCCATGACCATCATCCAGCCCCGGCTGGAAAACATCTCGACCTTTGAATGCAGTGTGGAAGAGCTGCTGGACTGGGCAGAAAACTATGTCCGCCCCAGAGCCAGACTTGCATTTGAAGGCAAGGGCGAGCAGGTTCCCGGTGACTGGTGCCGGTTCTGCCGTGCCCGTACTTCCTGCAAAGCCTGCGCCGATGAGGCGTTGGCACTGGTCAAAACGGAATTCCTGGATCTGGATTCCGGCGTTTTGGCAGATGAACAGGAAGAAACGGATGCCACCGCAGCCTATGACCCGGACACCACGGCACCAACCTTCAAGTCCCCGGCACTTCTGTCCAAGACGGATATTGAGAAGATGCTTCCCACGCTGAACCGCATTGAATCCTGGATCGAGGCCATCTTCGCCTATGTCAGCTCCGAGGCTATCAACCACGGTGTCTGCTGGGATGGGTACAAGGTGGTGGAAGGTCGCAGCAAGCGGCAGTTCCTTGACCCCAAAGCGGTGGCGGGAGCCGCCACACAGGCTGGGTATACCGATATCTATAAGACTGAGATGATCTCCTTGACCGAGTTTGAAAAGCTCATGGGCAAGAAGAAATTTCAGGAAGTTCTGGGTGAGTTTGTGGTAAAACCGCCTGGCAAGCTGGTACTTGTCCCTGACTCTGACCCCAGACCGGCGGTTGATCTTGATACTGCCGCAGACGAATTCACATCACTCGAATAAAACACAATGGAGGATTACAAATCTATGGCTACTGCAAACAAGACGATGAATGCGACCAAGGTCGTTATCCCGTGCCGCATTTCCTTTGCCGCCATCTTTGAGCCCAAGAGCATCAATGGCAGCGAAGCAAAGTACTCCGTGTCCTGCCTGATCCCCAAGGAGGACAAGAAAACCCTGCTGGCGATCCACAAGGCAATTGAAGCTGCGAAGGAGGACGGTAAGGTCCGCAAGTGGGGCGGCAAGGTGCCTCCCAATCTGAAGATGCCCCTGCGTGACGGCGACATCGACCGCCCGGACGATGAGAACTACACGAGCTGCTTCTTCCTCAACGCTTCCAGCAAGGACGCTCCGCAGGTGGTTGATCGCCATGTGCAGCCTGTTCTCGACCCCATGATGGTCTACTCCGGCTGCTACTGCAATGTCAGCATCAACTTCTACGCCTTCAACGCCAATGGCAATCGTGGCGTTGCGGCTGGTCTGTGCAACATCCAGTTCGTCAAGGATGGTGACCGCCTGTCCGGTCGTGCCTCCGCAAATGCGGATTTCTGCGCACTGGAGGATGACGAAGAAGTCCTCGGCGGCGGTGCCGGTGAGGAACTGCCGGATTACCTGCGCTAAGTACACATGGACCGGGAGGGGGCTTCGGCTCCCTCCTTTTTTACATGACCGATCGAGGTGATGAACTTTGAAAGAAACACTGATCGATATTGAAACCTACTGCGAGGCAGACATCAAGAAATGCGGTCTGTACCGCTATGTGTCCGACCCCAGCTTCGAAATCCTGCTCATTGCATGGGCAACGGATGAAGGCGAGGGGTTTGGAGAAACGAAGCTGGCAGACCTTGCATCCGGAGACCCATTCCCAAAAGAGCTTCTGGACGATTTTAAGGACAGCGATGTGACCCTGATTGCTCACAATGCGGCTTTCGAGCGTGTGAGCTTCTCCCGCTATCTCCAGCAGCACTATCCCGGCCAGTATCTCAAACCCGGCACATTCCTGTCGCCGAACAACTGGATCTGCACCATGGTCATGGCGGCATCGCTGACCCTGCCCATGGCACTGAAAGACGTCGGCGAAGTCTTGAGAACCACGCAGCAAAAGGACGAGGAGGGCAAACGGCTCATCAAGCTGTTTTCTGCGCCCTGCAAGCCGACCAAATCCAACGGCGGAAGAACCAGAAACCTTCCGTACCACCTTCCGGAAGACTGGGCGAAGTTCAAGTATTACTGCATTCAGGACGTTAACACGGAGGTGGACATCTACAAGCGGCTGAAACGCTTTCCAATGTCTGCTCGGGAGTGGCATCACTACCGGGTGAATGAACGTATCAACGACCGTGGCGTAAGGATCGACACGGAACTGGTCCAGCAGGCCATCACCTGCGACCTGCTTCTGTCGGATGCCATGACTACGAAGGCGTATGAGCTGACCGGGCTGGAGAACCCGAATTCCGTATCGCAGCTCAAGACCTGGCTGGATGAGCGTGGCATCTCCATGGACACGCTGGGCAAGAAGAATGTCACCGAGATGATCGGCGAGCTGGACAAGAACGGTGTGGATGCCGAGGCAATGGATATGCTGAAGCTCCGGCTTCAGATGGCAAAGAGCTCCGTCAAGAAATACCAGGCAGCGGAACGCTGTGTCTGTCCGGACGGCAGAGCCAGAGGACTGTTCCAGTTCTACGGTGCAAGCCGCACCGGACGCTACTCCGGTCGGAATATCCAGTTGCAGAATCTGCCGCAGAATCACATCTCCACGCTGGATGAGGCAAGAACACTCGTGAAGATGGGCTGCTTTGACATGGTGGAGAGCATCTACGGCAACACACCGGATGTCCTATCCCAGCTCATCCGCACGATGCTTATTCCGAGGGATGGCTGCGAGTTCATCGTGGCAGATTTCTCCGCCATCGAAGCCCGTGTGCTTGCGTGGGAGGCGGGAGAACAGTGGGTGCTGGATGCTTTCAAAAACGGCGAGGATCTTTACTGCGCCACAGCCTCTCAGATGTTCCATGTCCCGGTGGTCAAGCACGGCATCAACGGTGACCTGCGCCAGAAAGGGAAGATCGCAACACTGGCCTGCGGCTACGGCGGTTCTTCCGGTGCGCTCATCAGCATGGGTGCCTTGCAGATGGGACTGAAGGAAGAAGAACTTCCGGAGATCATCGACTCATGGCGTGAAGCCAACCCCAAGATCGTGCAGTACTGGTGGGACGTGGAAAAAGCTGCAATGCAAGCCTTCAAGACCGGTGGACGGCAGAATATCGGCAGGATCAGTTTTGCCTTTTCTTCCGGAACTCTCTGGATGGTGCTGCCTTCCGGTCGAAAGCTGGCATACCTCGTGCCCAAACAGCAGCCGAACCGCTTCGGACGTATGAGCCTGACCTACGAAGGTGTGGGTCAGAACCACAAGTGGGCACGGCAGGAGACCTACTCCGGTCGGCTGGTGGAGAACGCCACACAGGCGATTGCCCGGGACATTCTGGCTGAAGCCATGGCTCGGATCGAGGATGAGGGCTTGAACATCGTAGCGCACGTCCATGACGAGGTCATCATCGAAGCACCCAAGGGCAAGTACACGGTGGAGGAGATCTGCCAGCTCATGGCGGCTAACCCTGACTGGTGTGATGACCTTCCGCTGGCAGCCGCCGGGTATAAGGGCGACTACTACTTTAAAGATTGAGGTGACCAGATGCCGCACGCCATTGAAATGAAGGACGGAAAGCTCCTGACACCTTTTGGCATCAGGGATCTGCTGGAAGCCGTGTCCGACTATGCCGGCGAGGAACTGGCCCGTGAGATCGAGGAGTACATCGACACGAATGTAGCGGATATCGATGACTACGAAAAAGAGTTCGACCGTCTGGAACAGGAGAACGAGAGGCTGGCAGATCACTACCGGGGTGTCCTGAACGACATCCGGGAGGAAGTGGATGCTTTGGACACACTCCTGCACGACACACGGCTGAACCGTGCCAGGATGCAGGGGGCTGTCCGGATCATCCAACAGATGATCCATCGAGAGCTGTAAGAGAGCTGAGAACTACAAAACACGGCGCCCTTGTCATAAGAACACGGGCGTATAAGCCGGCGCATAAATATGCGCCATAGAAAGGAAAGCATATGAAAACAGGCAGAAAGCTGCAGGAAGTCCTTGTAGAACTGGATCGCCAGAACAAGGCAAAGCAGGACTTCATCAGCCCGGCGCAGGGAATGCGCCTCCGGGAAGATGGGCACACCTTCGAGCTGAACCATCTGACCACAGACCGGCAGATGACCTTCGGCACCACCTCGCTGTTCCACCGTCAGGTGGCATCGGCACTGGGCATCCCGGCTAAGTATTACGACTTGATGCAGAGCCAGAAACCGGAACTGCTGGCGGAGAACGTGAACGCATGGTTTGCGGACAGGACCAGCTCCTACATGGTGCGGTCTATGGACTACGGCTCCGGGCAGGTCGCCCGTGCGCTGCTGTCTGAGCGATACCGCCGTATCGACAACATGGAGATCGCCACATCGGTGCTGCCGTTGTTCGCCGGGAACGACCAGTATGAGGTCATGTCCTGCGAGGTGACGGAAAACCGTCTGTACCTCAAGGTGGTCAACCACCGTCTGGAGATGGAAGTCCGAAAGGGTGATATCGTACAGGCTGGTGTGATGATTTCCAACTCCGAGGTGGGTCTGGGCGCAGTGTCCATCCAGCCGCTGGTTTACCGTTTGGTCTGCACCAACGGCACGGTGGTCAATGACATGGGCGAACGCCGTCACCATGTGGGTCGTCAGGCAAAGGCTGTGGAGGACAGCTTCACGCTGTACTCGGACGAAACCATGGAGGCTGAGGACAAGGCATTTCTTCTGAAGCTCCAGGACATCACCATGGCGGCAATCGATGAGGCACGTTTTGCACAGGTAGTCGGCCGTCTGCAGGAGTCGATGGAGGTTCCCATCATCGGTAAGGTGCAGGATGTCGTCCAGCTCACTTCTCAGAGCTATGGCATCAACGCAGATGAGCAGGAGGGCATCCTCAAATACCTCATCGAGGGCGGTGACCTGTCGCTCTACGGCTTGTCTAACGCCGTGACCAGAGCGTCACAGGACGTTGCCTCGTATGACCGGGCTACTGCACTGGAGGGCATCGGCTGGCAAGTCGCCACCATGGAGCCTGCTCAGTGGAAAGAGATCAACCGGTGAGGTGAGCGGTATGGAACAAGAGACACTGGCAGTCCGCTGGGTCGAACACAAGAATGAAAGCCCACCGGAAAGACGCCACAACCGCGGCCACGCCGACCCAACGGCAGATGCCGCCATCGGTCATGTGCTGCTGGAAGAACGCCGGAAGAACAAGAGAAAGCGTCCGCGCACCGGAGTGTGGCAGGCAGAGGAGGGAAAGCAGAGTGAGGGAAAGTGAGGTCGAGCACCAGTTCGTGGAAGCCGTGAGGGCCGCCGGAGGGCAGGCCCTTAAATTTACCAGTCAGAGCATGAACGGCGTGCCAGACAGACTGGTTCTGCTGCTGGGCGGCAAGTGTGCGTTTGTGGAGCTGAAAGCACCCGGCAAACAGATGCGGCTGTTGCAGCGCAAGCGTCGGCAGCAGCTTGAAGCACTGGGCTTTCCGGTGTTCTGCGTAGACCGCCCGGAGCAGATCCAGCCTGCCATTGATGCACTTATCCATTGGAGCCCCGGCGAACCTATTCCGCAAGGCATTGGAGCGAAGATCCCGGAGATGCCGGCGGTTACGTTGCCGCAGGGCAATACACAAGGCGCAGAGCAGGAAGCGAGGTGATACCAAAATGAAGTTCATTCCCCATGATTATCAGCGGTTTTGCACGGAGTATATCAAGACTCACCCCATTGCAGCTCTGTTTCTGGATATGGGCCTGGGTTAAGGCAAGACCGTCATCACTCTGACCGCAATCCAAGACCTTATGCTGAACACTTTTGAGGTCAACAAGGTCCTCATCATCGCACCGCTGCGTGTCGCAAGAGACACATGGCCGGCTGAGATCGAGAAATGGGATCACCTGAAAAATCTGGATATTTCAATCGTCGTGGGCGATGTAAAGACACGCATTGCCGCCGTCCACCACCCAGCTATGATCTATGTGGTCAACCGGGAAAACGTCAAGTGGTTGGTGGAGTACTACGAGAAGAACGGAATGCGCTGGGACTTCAGCATGGTCGTGATCGATGAGTTGTCATCCTTCAAGAACTATCAGTCCCAGCGTTTCAAATTCTTGCGCAAAGTCCGCCCGTATGTGAAACGCTGGGTCGGACTGACCGGCACACCGTCCTCCAATGGCCTCATGGATCTTTGGAGTGAAATCGGAATTCTGGATGGAGGAGAGCGTTTGGGCAAGTTCATCGGCCGCTACCGTGAAGCCTATTTCAAGGCAGCGTCCATGAATCCGTCCAGTGGCGTGGTCTTCCAGTACAAGCCAAAAGAGGGAGCCGAGGAGCTGATCTACCAGCGTATATCGGATATCACCATCTCCATGAAGGCTCTGGACTACCTGAATATGCCGGACTGTATCCCTACCCGGTATGAGGTGGAGATGAACGCAGACGAGCGCAAGCTCTACGATATGCTCAAGCAAGACCTCCTGATCCCCTTGAAGAACGGGGACATAGATGCTGCCAACGCTGCATCGCTGACTGGAAAATTGTTGCAGATGAGCAATGGCGCGGTCTATGACGAGAACGGCAAAGCGCGAATCCTGCATGACCACAAGCTGGAGGCACTGGAAGACCTCATCGAAGCTGCCAATGGACAGTCGGTGCTGGTGGCCTACTGGTTCAAGCATGACCGGGAGCGCATCATCAACCATCTGACGAAGCTCAAGATCCCGGTGCGTGACATCAAGACCAGCGATGACATCAAGGATTGGAATGCCGGCAAGATCCCGGTTGCCCTGATCCACCCGGCATCGGCTGGACATGGCCTGAACATCCAGCAGGGCGGACACATCCTGATTTGGTTCGGTCTGACATGGAGTCTCGAACTCTACCAGCAGACCAATGCCCGCCTCTGGCGGCAGGGCCAGACACAGGTGGTCACCATCCACCACATCATCACAAAGGACACAGTGGACGAGGATGTGATGGCAGCCTTGGAACAGAAAGACATGACACAGGAAAAGCTGATTTCTGCCGTTAAAGCACGGCTGGAGGAATGAGAATGGATAAGATTTTGTTTTTGAACGAGAAAGACCGCAATACTGGTCTGAGCCTTGAACACAGCGATTACCGCTATAAAACTGCCAAGCCGGTGGCAACAACCAAGCCCAAGCACGATGAAGTTGGCTTCACAATTCCGTATGCGATGTTCCGTCCCATCCGGGAACCCGGCTTGCTCTGTGAGCTGCTGGGGGACAATCCGGTGCGCCGCACCGCTGACCTCAAAATGAACTTTGACTTTCTGGTCAAAGACCTCTACGAAAATGAAATCAGTCGGCTTATGTATGTCGTCCGACTGGAGGAACTACGCTGTCGGCTGATTTTCAGCAGTGAGGACAGAGCGTGGGAACGCTACACCCGTCTGCGAGAAAAGGGCCAGCAGGCGGCCATGCCCAAGGTCACGTCGGATGAGAGCCGCAAAACGCTCCTCAAAGCCATCACTTGGAAGTACGACTGGATTCAGCAGCACAAGAAACAGTGCTTTCGGTTCGCTGAGGCGGTTTATGCATGGCAGATGAAGGATGAAACGAGCCAGTCCCGGTTTATCGAGGCGTTCATCCAGTATGCCGCAAACCTGCCGGAACCCAACCGCCGTCTGCTGGATGAGATGTATGAGCTGGCGTGGTACGACATCCAGCTCTATCCTTGCAGCCTTGAGGGCAAGCGGCTCGTGAAGCCGTGGTACGACACAAAGGAGAGTGGCGATGGGAAATGTTGAGTATGCCGAGTGCTACGCAGAACTGGCAAACGCCATCGTTTTGCAGGCATTCAAGGATTATCGGAAAGCACTGTTCAAGCTGGTGCAGGAGCCGGAGGAATGGAAACACCGGTCCAGCAAAAAGAAACTGGAGCGATTCTTCCACTCGAAGTGGTATCGGACTTTGACTGAACTGGACCCGGAAATCCTGATGCAGGAGGCAAAGCGGCAGGCAGATATCAATGTTGAACGCTGGGAGCGAGGCAGGGCAAAGGCACGGGAACGAGCCGAGAGAAAAGCTGCTAAAAGGAATCTCTCGACTGCGGCAGTCATGTGATACAGAACATCGGTCAGAAAGGAGGGCTTGACCATGAGCGAAGAAACACATCCCGGTGAGGCGCAGACCTCTGTTGGGACACCGGATTATATGGAAAAAGCCAGAGAACTGGCCGATTCCTATCCACAGCTTCTGGCGAGAAAGCAGGAACTCAAGCGGCAGATCGACGAATCCCACGCCTGGTTTTATACCCGGGACGAGGTCATCTACAAGCTGTCGCAGGGAGCGCATGAGCAGGGCGAGCGAGTTAAAACAAGCGGTACGTCCAACCCGGTGGAACGCACCGTCCTCAACTGCGACAAGGTACTGGCATCCATGAACCGAGAGATTCAGGAGCGCCGGGAGGAAGAACTGATCACTCCGTACCGCCGGGTCTGTGAGGAGATCGAGTTGTTTGAAATCGGGCTGCGCAGTCTGCGAGGACGGACACAGCTTGTTGCCCATCAGCTCTTTGTGCAGCGGAAAGCCATCCCTACGGTGGAGGATAGCTCCGGCAAGGTGCTGGGGCGGAAGACTGTGGAGGCTGAACGGGAGAGGGCACTAGAGAAAATTGCGGTCGTCTTGGAGTACAAAGACCGCATGAGAGGAGGAAAACAGAATGGCAAGACCGAGTATTCTGGGAAATCATCCGCCAACTGAGGCGGAGGTGAACCACGCTCTTGAATGTTGCAAGGCGATTCCCCACATTCGAGAGGAACTGCTGGCTATGGAGCAGGAAATGTCAGACATCAAGGAAAGTCTGGGTAAAGCCGAGAGCCAGAACGAGCAAGAACTGTATCAATTCATGCTCGAAGAAAAGGAAAAGAAGTGTCAGCAGAAATGGGAGTCACTGGAGAAGCTGATCCGTGCGATATGGGCAATTCCACATGCCAATGCAAGAGCGGCTGTTGTTGGCTTTTATTTGGACGGTAAAGCACTCAAAGAAATCTGTGATTTGCAAGATCATGTACTTGGAGTAAATCGTGCCCGACACTTCAAAAAGTTGGGCTTGGAGCTGCTTGCTTTGGAGCTGCGAAAACTTGAAGAAAAAAGTTGAAATAGACCGCACATTACAGTAGTTTATTGACATTTTCAAGGGTTTCTTGACAAAATCATTTCTTTACGGTACGCCCTCAATTTGGTATAATTTATACTGGAAAAGCTGGATAGAGAAGCGTATTGCCGAGGCGGTCAGAAATGACTTTGCTTCGGCTTTTTTGTTGCGGCGATCGATTCGCCGCCCAAGCTGTGACTTCTCTGTCCGGCTTTTTACTTTTACATCAACCCAAGGTCTATCGACCGGGAAAAAGAGGTGAGTTTTCATTGGGTCGCAAGAATAAGAACGGTCGTTCAAGACCTCATGTGAATAAATACATCAACCAGAAAGGGCGGCTGCTCCGCAAGCAGCACACTGCCCGATCTGAAAAGTCTGCCCAGAAGGAAGCGTTGCGGCAGGACATACCGCAGCAGGATTCTCCGCAGCAGATGGTGCAGCGGTTTGAAATCTGGTTTGCCGAGCTGGGCGACCATTACGGCAGTTCCGTGCAGAGCGGCAGCCGCCCGGTGCTGGTCATCAGCAACGATGTGGCAAACCGCTTCTCCAGCACCCTGACGGTGATCCCCCTGACCACCGTGCAGAAGAAGCTGGGTCTGCCCACGCACATTCAGATCGCAGAGGCAGACTGTCAGATGATCAATGACCATGCGTATCTGCGCAACTCTGTCGCACTGGCAGAGCAGGTCACGACCATCGGAAAGAACGCCCTGCTGAACAAGCTGGGAAGCCTGACCTCTACCGCCAAGCAGCGGGAAGTGGAGCAGGCAATCGCGGTGTTCTTTAACATGGGCACTGCCGACACTATTACCAAGAAGGAGGCGAGAACGTGGTAGACATCAAGAACATTCCGGCGAAACTGAAGAGTGACTGCCGGTTCTGCGTCTGGAAGTTTGAAAAGCGCAGCGGTCAGAAGACCAAGATGCCGTACAACCCGGTCAATGGAGACCGGGCCAGAATCAACGACCTGCGCACATTTGCCGATTTCAAAACCACCCTCATGGCTTACGCGATGGGTGGTTATGACGGCATCGGCATTGCAGTTGGAAACGGCATCGGCGCATTCGATATAGACCACTGTATCCGAGAGGACGGTACGCTGAATGACACAGCGGCGACCGTCCTTTCCGTTTTCCCCACGGCATACGTTGAGAAGTCTCCGTCCGGTGAGGGACTGCGAGGCTTTTTTGGTGTGCCGGAAGATTTTGTCTACGACAAGACAGTCTATTACATCAACAACCGCAGCAAAGGGCTGGAAGTGTATATGCCCGGCGCGACAAACCGCTTCGTCACCGTGACGGGAGATATTTACCGCACAGGGGAGATCCCCAACGATGAAACCGCTATGACCACCTTGCTGGACTCGCTAATGAAGCGCAACAAGCAGGTGCAGAACACACAGCTCCGGCATCACTCGTATCTGGACGATGACGCAGTCATTGCCCACGCAGAGGAGGCCAGCAACGGTGACAAGTTCAAGAAGCTCTATGTCGGTGACTGGGAAGAACTCTATGACAGCCAGTCGGATGCGGACATGGCACTTCTGTCCCTCCTTGCGTTCTGGTGCGGCTGCGATGAAGAACAGATGGACCGCATCTTTCGCACCTCCGGCCTGATGCGTGACAAGTGGGATCGCCGGCAGGCCGGTACGACTTACGGTGCGATCTCCATTCGGAACACCGTCAACACCTGTGCAGCGGTGTACGTTCCGGTCAACGCACAGGACATCGTGGACGAGGAGTTCACAAACCTTGACCCGGAGTCTAAATCCCCGGAGTTCCAGCCGGACATCACAAAGCTCACCCTGTCGTTGGATGAGATGGCTCCGCACACCAATCCCAGATACGGCAGGGATGAGATCGGCATGGGCAATATGTTTGCCGATTTCTTCAAGCCCATCGCCCGGTATAACAGTGAGCGCGGCATCTGGTATGTTTATGACGGGAAGGTCTGGCAGCCGGACACAGAAAACCTCAAGGTGGCGGAACTAGCGAAGCTGCTGGCAGACAAGCTGTATGTGTTTGCCCTGACGATCACAGAGGAAGATGCCCGAAAGCGATTCATCGACAGGGTGCGGAAGCTCCAGCTCAGAAAGCATCGGGAAACCATGCTGAAGGATGCAAAGTCTGTGTTCCCACTGTCCATGAAACACTACGACCGGGATATCTACCTGTTCAACTGCCAGAACGGAACGCTGGATCTGCGGACGATGGAGTTCCGGGAACACCGCCCGGACGACTACCTCACAAAGGTGTCCCCGGTCATCTATGACCCGAAAGCAGACTGCCCTCGCTGGCGGACTTTCATCACAGAGATCATGCAAGGGGATAAGGCGAGAGCCGACTATCTGCAAAAAGCCATCGGATACGCCTTGACCGGTGATACGAGGATGGAATGTCTGTTCATCCTCTATGGTCCTACTTCCCGAAACGGCAAGGGCACCACCATGGAAAGCATCCTGCGGATCATGGGCGAGTACGGCAAAAACGCCGACCCGACTATGCTGCAGGCAAAGTTCAATGCCCAAAGTGGCGGACCGTCTGAGGAGATTGCACGCCTTGCCGGCTCCCGGTTTGTTAATATCTCTGAGCCGGAGAAGAAGATCACGTTGGATGCAGCCCTGACCAAACGCCTGACTGGTAACGACACCATCACGGCCCGATATCTGCACGAGAATAGCTTCGAGTTCCGTCCGAACTTCAAGATCTTCATCAACACGAACCACCGTCCGAACATCACGGACCTGACCTTGTTCGAGTCTGGTCGTATCAAGATCATCCCCTTTGACCGCCACTTTGATGAAAAAGAACAGGATAAGGGATTGAAGGGCTTCTTTGCGGAACCGGAAAATATGTCCGGTATCCTGAACTGGATGCTGGAAGGGTATAAGCTGTTTCGCAGTCAGGGTCTGGAGATGCCGGATTCTGTCGTGCAGGCCACCATGGACTACCAGATGTTCTCGGATAAGATGGGGCAGTTCTTCAGTGAATGTCTCCAACCGAAAGCAGATAGTGAGCTTCGCCGTGCTGCCGTTTATACACGCTACAAGGAGTGGTGTGCCGAAAACGGGTACAGGGCGGACTCTGCCAAGGTGCTGAATGCCGAGATCGACAAAAGGTACACAGTTCAGAAAAAACGTCCGGCGGATGGTGTCGGCAGTACGACACAGATCGTTTTGGGCGTGGAGTTCTGCCTCTCCGAAACCACAAAAGGCGACTTCAATGTAGTGCCGGAGTGATCTAGGCATGACCACAAGGGCGGCAAGACTCAGCCGTGATAGCGGCTCGTCCTGACCATAAAAGTTGGTTTTTGCAGCTCCGCAAGGCCGCTTCTGAGCTTCGACCAGCAACATCGGCAACAGACCGGCAACGAAAAAACGCTGATATATCGGCGCTTTTGGATGTGTTGCTGATGTTGCGACTCAAAACCCTATTTTTTTATTATTCTTTTCTTTTATATGCGATTTACTTTTTACCAGCAACATTAGCAACAAAAGATAAAAAGAGTAGAATGAAAGCCTTAAAAACATCGTAATAACAATGCTTTTTAAGAATCTGACCCCTCATTTTGTGAGGGAAGAACCGGCAACAGACCAGCAACAGAAAAATGGAAGCCACACGATACTTAGCTGGCAGCTTTTGTGGGAGCCTACGTTTGTGGGCAACGGCAAAGGCGGCCTGCTTTGTGATACATGAAAGCGAGGAACAGCTATGAGCAAGATTATCACCTGTGAGCAGGTCAGCAATGGTCATCCAGACAAGATCTGTGACCAGATCGCAGACGCCATTGTGACCGACATCCTCCAGCACGACAAGAACGCCCGTGTGGCAATCGAGTGTCTGCTGAAACGCAGCCAGCTCTTTATTGCCGGCGAGGTCACCACCGACTACCAGCCCAACTACCAGCAGCTCGTCCATGAGGTCATCACCCGCATCGGTGTTGACAAGATGGGCTTTGATTTCCGGGAACTGCTCCGCATCGGCATCCTGGTCGATAAGCAGTCGCCGGATATCGCACTGGGCGTGGATAAGGGCGGTGCCGGTGACCAGGGCATCATGTACGGCTACGCCACCAACGAGACGGCAGAGCAGATGCCGATCCCCTACATGGTCGCCACCAAGTTCCTGCAACTGCTGAAGAACCATCCGTCCAAGATGTTCCGGGCAGATGCCAAGGCACAGGTCAGCTACGACTACGACACCGGCCGGATCACCACCTTCCTCTGTTCTGTGCAGCATGGCCCGGACGTGGAGGTCAGCGACTTCCGCCACATCATCGAATCCATGATGGTGCTGGCTGCCTGTGAATACGGTCTGGACGGGAACTTCCAGAAACTGGTGAACCCCACCGGCCGGTTCGTGCTGGGCGGCAGCTACGCCGACTGTGGTGTCACCGGCCGTAAGCTGGCGTGCGATACCTACGGGGGCATCGGTCGAATGGGCGGCGGTGCTCTGAGCGGCAAAGACCCCACCAAGGTGGACAGGTCCGCAGCGTATATGGCACGGAAGATCGCCAAGGATATCGTGCAGGCAGGTTACGCTGACAAGTGCGAAGTCCAGCTGGCGTATGCCATCGGTGTGGTACAGCCGGTGGGCGTGGCGGTGGAGTGCTTCGGCACGGAACACCAGCCGCTTGACTTCATCCAGGCTTACGTCAAGGACAGCTACGACCTGACCCCGCAGGGTATCATCCAGCGTCTGGGGCTGCTGGACGTGGACTACAACAAGGTCAGTGCCTACGGTCACTTCGGCAAGCCCGGTCTGCCGTGGGAGGAATGACCCGTGCCCCGCAGACCCAAGGTGCCGTGCCGACACCCCGGTTGCCCGGAGCTCGTTGAGCCGGGCAACCTCTACTGTGCAAAGCACCTGCCGCTGCACCCGGAAGTTACACGCCCGGCGGGTAAGCGTGGCTATACACGGCAGTGGCAAAAAATAAGCAGGCAGTACCTCCAAGCCCATCCGCTCTGCGCCGAGTGCATGAGGCAGGGGAGATACACGAAAGCCACCGTGGTAGACCATATCACACCGCACCGTGGCGATCCCGGACTTTTCTGGGACGAAGCTAACTGGCAACCGATGTGTAAGCAATGCCATGACCGCAAGACTTTGACCAAAGACATCCACCCGGTGTACCACTACTGACCCCCACCGGGGGCCGGGGTCACTTCTCTGTGGTGAAGTCAACAGAAGACCGGTGGCCCCTTTCGTGTAAAAAAACGCAAAATTCATAGGCCGGGGGTCCCGGAATTAACGGCGCAAAATGAACAAGGTGAAGATGAGGGCATCGGGGTGAACGCTCCGGTGCCTTTTGTTTTCCCCCGAAATGAACCAAAGCGTGTGAAAACCCTTGCAACATGGGCTTTTTCGCACGTTTTAGCTTGTTCCGGGACATGGAGAAGCCAGCAGCAGCCGGACGCCGCAAAAACAAACTAACCCGGCGGGGCAGGGCCGGCTGCCGCTTCGCTTCTTTTCGTATGCTTTTTGAGATTTTCCACTGGAACCGACATAGAAACGGCGAAAAATGAGGACGGGGTGAGGATGGATGGAAGATTACACGGCCGAGATGATCAAGGACATGGCATTTTCCTTCTGTCCGCAGTGTGGTGCTGCCATCGTTCCGAACCATCGGGGACGACCGAGAAAATTCTGTTCCCCGGAATGCCGATCCAAGTGGAACAACACCCACCCAAGACCGCAGAACTGGAAGACCGTGCGGTCAAAGGTCTGCCCGATGTGCGGCAGAGAGTTTTCCTACCGCCACCAGTACGGACTTCCAAGAAAATATTGCAGTCGAGCCTGTGCCAATAAGGGCAGGGCGAAGGGAGAAAGCAGCATTGGAAAATAAAGTGATCGGCGTATTTGCAGTCTGCAACACCGCAGGCATCTGTGTACATGAGATTGACCATGCAGAGGACAGAGTCCTTGCTTCCATGAACGGGATAGCCCCGGAATGGTATCCGATTACGGAAAAACCGCAGTCGGAGATGGGCGGGGACAGCGATGAACTGGAGTCGGGCTTTGAGTTCGGCTCCTTTTTTGTTCCGTTCTCTGAGGTCATGCGTGTGTGAATCTAAACTGGGAGGAACTACATGAAAGCAACTGCTGAACTGAAAATGCTGCCGGTGTCCGTACTCAAGCCGGCGGCATACAATCCCCGGAAAAAGCTGAAGCCGGGGGACAAGGAGTACGAGAAGATCAAAAACTCCATTGAGGAGTTCGGTTTTGCCGATCCGCTGGTGGTCAATGCCGATATGACGATCATCGGCGGCCATCAACGCCTGACCGTTGCAATGGCACTGGGCTATATTGAAGTGCCTTGTGCGGTGGTGGACATCGACAAGACCCGAGAAAAAGCTCTGAACATCGCGCTCAACAAGATCACCGGCGCATGGGATGATTCCCTGCTGGCTGACCTGCTGAAAGATATCGAGAACTCCAACTTCGACTTGGGCAAGACGGGCTTTGAGCCGCCTGAGATCGAGACGCTGTTCAACAAGGTCCACGACAAGGACATCAAGGAAGATGACTTCGATGTGGAATCTGAGCTGAAACAGCCGACCTTCTCGCAGGCAGGTGACCTTTGGATGCTGGGCCGGCACCGTGTTCTGTGCGGTGATTCCACGAAGGCGGAGTGCTACGATACCCTGATGGACGGCGTGAAGGCCAACCTTGTGCTTTCCGATCCCCCGTACAATGTAGATGTGGAAGAAACGGCCGGTAAGATCATGAACGACAACATGGGCGACTCGGAATTCTACGAGTTCCTGCTGGCATCGTTCAAGCAAATGCACGGTCATCTGGCGGATGACGGTTCCATCTACATCTTCCACGCCGATACGGAAGGTCTGAATTTCCGAAAGGCGTTCAAGGATGCGGGATTCTATCTGTCCGGGTGCTGTATCTGGAAAAAGAATGCTCTGGTGCTGGGTCGCAGTCCCTATCAGTGGCAGCATGAACCCTGCCTCTATGGGTGGAAACTGAAGGGCAAGCACCAGTGGTACTCCGACCGTAAGCAGACCACCATCTGGGAGTACGACCGTCCCAAGGCCAACAAGGATCACCCGACCATGAAGCCCATCGGCCTGATGAGCTATCCCATCCGCAACTCCACCATGACCAACGGCATCGTCCTTGACCCCTTCCTCGGCAGCGGCTCGACTTTGATCGCCTGTGAGGAGACTGACCGGGTGTGCCGGGGCATTGAGCTTGACCCCAAATTCGTGGATGTCATCGTCAAGCGCTATATCGAGCACAGCGCAGACCGCTACGAGGATGTGTATGTCCTCCGTAGCGGTCAAAAGCTGAAGTTCGATGAGGTGGCATCATTCCAGCCGGAACAGGAGGACGCAGATGACTGAACCCAGATGTGTCCTGTTCCATGACAACTTCCAGAACTTCAAGTCCTACAACATCCCCAAGGCACAGCTGGTGATTGCCGACATCCCGTATAACATCGGGTCGGACTTCTACGCCAGTCGCCCGGATTGGTATGTGGACGGAGATAACCGGAACGGAGAGAGCGATAAGGCCCGGAAAGCGGCATTCAACACCGACTTCACTTTCAATATCGCAGAATACTTCCATTTCTGTAACCGGCTGCTGAAGAAAGAACCCATGAAAGGGAAAAAGGGCGCACCGTGCATGATCGTGTTCTGTGCGTTCCAGCAGATCCCCAAGGTCATCACGGAAGCTGAGAAGTACGGATTCAAAAACTATATCCCGCTGACCTTCTGTAAGAACTACAGCCCGCAGGTCTTGAAAGCCAACATGAAGATCGTGGGTGCAACGGAGTATGCGCTGGTCCTCTACCGGGGCAAGCTCCCGAAGTTCAACAACGTCGGTGAAGACGGCAAGTCCCACATGATCTTCAATTGGTTTGACTGGAAACGGGATGGCAAGGACTATCCGAAGATTCATCCGTCTCAGAAACCGGTGTCCGTGCTGAAACGCCTGATCGAGATCTTTACCGATCCCGGAGATGTGGTCATCGACCCTTGCGCCGGCAGCGGGGCAACGCTCCGCGCGGCCAGAGAACTGGGACGTGACAGCTACGGATTTGAAGTGTCCAGGGACTTCTACCTGAAAGCAAAAGAGCAGATGCTCGGAGAGGAGGCTGTATGAGCACCGAATCGAATATCCAACTGACCCTCGGCAGCCTCTTTGATGGCTCCGGGGGTTTTCCTTTGGGCGGTTTACTGACAGGTTGTATCACACCGCTGTGGAGCAGCGAAGTGGAACCCTTCGCCATCCGGGTCACGACCAAGCGTCTGCCGGAGGTAAAGCACTACGGGGATGTGTCCGCCATCAACGGCGCAGACCTGCCGCCGGTGGACATCATCACCTTTGGCAGTCCTTGTCAGGATATGTCCATTGCCGGCAAAAGAGACGGTCTGGATGGTTCACGGTCCAGCCTGTTCTATGAAGCAATTCGCATCGTGAAGGAAATGAGGTGTAAGACCAATGGAGCAAAACCAAGATTTATCGTGTGGGAGAACGTGCCGGGGGCCTTCTCCTCAAACAAAGGACAGGACTTCAAAGCCGTCCTCGAAGCCGTCATCGGTGTTAAGGAACCGTCCGCCGAGGTGCCTGCACCTGACAAAAAAGGCTGGCCCGATGCGGATTACTATCTGGGAGACGGATGGAGCGTCGCGTATCGAGTTCTTGACGCTCAATGGTGGGGCGTACCCCAAAGGAGAAAACGCATCTACCTTGTCGCAGATTTTGCAGACCACGGTGCCCCCAAAATATTATTTGAGTCCGAAGGCGTGTCTGGGTATTCTGCGGAGAGCTTCCGTGCGTGGCAAAGAGCTGCCTCCGGTGCTGAAGGCAGCACTGGAACGGCAGGCTGCTGCGGAAGAATCTGCCTGAACGACCAGGGCGGGGAGAGGATGGATGTGACCGAGGAGGTGACCTCCACTCTCCAGGCAGAGGCACATCACCCGCCTTGCGTTCTGGAATCCGCAGGTTTTTGTACCGAACACTCCGCCAATGCGAGGAGCATCGGATATGAGGAAGAACGTTCTCCCACCCTCCGTGCCGGAGTCGTGCCTGCCGCCATCGCTCTGGAAAATCATCCGACTGATAGCCGGGTGAAGATCGCAAGGGATGGCAAGGTACAGACGCTGACCAGCAGATGCAGTACGGGTGGAGGCAATGTTCCGCTGGTTCTGGATGGCGTAGAAAACAGTAGGGAAGGGGTGGAAAACTTGCCGGCCGTCACGCTGAAGATTCGCTCTGGGTGTGAAGGAGGCGGCAAGGGCGCCATCTGGCAGGAGGATAAGTCCGCCACCCTCGGCTGCAACAATGACCAAACTGTATTCGTCCCGAAGTGCTACGGTGTCTGCTCGAAAGCCAGCCATTCCATGATGTCGGATAACCCCCACAGCGGATTCTATGAAGCGGAAACTTCCCGGACGCTGGATCGCAGTGGCGGTGACCCGACCTGCAATCAGGGCGGGCTGTGTATCTGTGAACCTGTTGTCTGCGTGGATCAGGGTGGAGGCAAGTCGAACTGCACGGTAGACGAACAGGTGGCACCGCCTCTGGCCTGCACCCATGGCGGCGCACCGGCAGTAGCCTTTACCCAGAACCAGCGGGATGAAGTCCGGGATCTGGGCGAAACAGCGGGTTCGCTGTCTGCACAGCCGGGAATGAAACAGCAGACCTTTGTGGCGCAGCCGGATGACGTGACGGCATTCCATGTGAATCAGCGCAATGAGCTGATCGACCTGCATGGAAAGTCCGGTGCGCTCATGGCGACCCGAAGCGACCAGATGCAGACCTTCGTGCTGCAGGGCAACATGATCGGCCGCAAAGACGAGAATGGTCCGCAAGGCGACGGCATCAACGAAGATGTCTGCTTTACGCTGGATGCCACTGACCGTCACGCAGTCTGCGCACCGGAGGATGTCTACGCCATGACCACCGGCTCCTTCATGAGGATCGAGGAGAATGTGTCTCCCACCCTTATGGCCCGGGACTTTAAAGACCCTGCCACCATAGCACCGGTGCCGCACCTGAACGATGGCGTGTCGGGAACGGTGGCGACCGGGGCACATCCCAGCGGCTTCAACGGGCAGGACGCTTTCAATGACCGGCTGGTCATCGATAACCCGGACGCACAGCCGGTTCCAGTGTCCTATACGGTTCGTCGTCTGACCCCGACCGAGTGCGCTCGGCTGCAGGGGTTCCCGGACTGGTGGTGCCGTGACCTCGAAACTGAGAATCCCACGGAAGAAGAAATCTCTTTCTGGCGGGATGTGTTTGAAACGCACCGCAGACTTGTGACTCAGGCCAAGAAGCCGAAGACGGAAAAGCAGATCCGGAAATGGCTGGCTGATCCGTATTCGGATGCCGCAGAGTATAAGCTCTGGGGCAATGGTGTCGCACTGCCGTGTGTCTTTTTTGTACTGTCCGGCATCGTCTGGGTGGCCGGATCGCCTGAGAATGGGAGTGAATCGGAGTGAGCATCACCCTGACTGCTTTTCTTGAGCAGCTCGAAACCATCTGTGCCACGAAACCGGACTATCGCATCGGCGGCAGCGGTACGGATGGTACCTGTGACTGCATTGGTCTTATCATCGGCGCAGTCCGCAGGGCTGGTGGGAGCTGGACAGGCATCCACGGCAGCAACTATGCAGCCCGGAAACAAATGGCGGACTTTGGAGAAATCAAAGCCGCAGATTTGTTTGTTGGCGAAGTTATCTATAAAGCCCGAAAGCCGGGAGACAGCAGCTATAGTCTGCCAGACCGTTACAAGGTCGGCGATGATTTGCTGGACTACTACCATGTGGGCGTTGTCACCAAGGTGCATCCGCTGGAGATCACACATTGCTCTACTACAGTGAACGGCAACAGCATCCACCGGGATGCAATGCTCGGCAAGTGGAGATATGGCGGCCGGCTGAAGGGCATCGACTATGGAATGATTCGGGAGGAAGCAGAGATGAGCGAAGTCAAGATGCAGGAGATCAGAAACAAGGCGACTGTCACAGGTGGTCGATTGAGTCTGCGTCAGGCTCCGTCCAAGACCTCTGACCGTCTGGCGTGGATTCCGAATGGTACCCGGCTGGATGTGACCGGGCAGGGGGATGGGTGGTGTGCTGTGACCTACGACACCATACCTGGCTTTGTCATGGAATGCTATCTGATCCTTGATGGAGAAACCGAGGAAAAGCCCAAGACGGATGCCGAGAGACTCGAAGCACTGGAAAACCAGGCGGCAGAGTTTGAGCGTCGTATCGCTGTGCTGGAGGGCGGAGCTGGCTGAATCCTATAAAACAGCCCACTGTATTACGAGGTAAAGGCTACCCCGTGATATCGTGGGCGTACATATCGGATGATCTTGCACAGTCGTGTTTTGCACGGATCGTGTAAAAGGTCGAATATGAAGAATGTCGAGAAATGGCCTTGCTATTTCATCGATTCAGAGCGATATATGTGCTACCGAAAACAAAGAAAGGGGCACAAAGCCATGAAAAAGTACGCACTGAATATTGATGACCGCAAGGTTCTGGTAAGCCGCCTGATGGAGTTGACCGGGCTTCATTCCCGGTACACTTTCATGCCGCGCTGCGCTTACATCGTCGGCAGCTACACCGTAGAAAAGGAGGGAACGCTTGTGATCGAAGACAGCGCTGCGCCGGAGATCATCCGGACGCTGCTGGACGAGGGCATCATCCGTGAGGAAGGTGCGGAAACCCCGGGGACTCCGGAAACGGAAGCCACCTGTGGGGAGGCCACGGAATCGGAGTGTGAAGAGTCAGATGAGACTGTGGACGGCACCGAAGATACCCAGCCCACCGTGGAACCAGGCGCAACTGTCGAGGAATCCCCGGAAGCTCAGGAACCGGTGGACGTGGATGAGCCGATGGACACCGTGAACGACACCGATGCGGACGAGGCACCTGTTCCGACCGAACAGCCGACCTTGCAGGATGTGGACGAGCTGACCATCAGCCTTCCGATGTCTGGGCATACCGCCCAGAGCATCCGCAACTTCCTGAACCTCATGTACAGCCGTGGCCCACTGCTGAACAAAGCGATGGGCACAAACTTCTCGGTATCGAACAGCCTACTGGATGCCTTGGAACAGGCCACTACCCGCACGGTGGATGAGATGCTGGATGAGCTGGAGGAGTACCGACTGGGTGCCGGCACCACTGGCATGACCGGCATCTGCATCACGGCGGAGAAGATCAGCCTGGCTTTTGCCGGTCCGCTGACGCAGGACAAGGTGAGTGCCTATACGGAACTTTGCTCCGCCATGAACCGGATGGCAGTCACTCAGAAGCGGATTCAGGCAAAGACCGTCAACGATGCCAATGAGAAGTACGCACTCCGCATCTGGCTGATCCGACTGGGTCTGAACGGAGATGAACACAAGACCCTCCGCAAGATTCTGATGCAGAACCTTTCCGGTCATGCGGCATTCCGCACCGAGGAAGATGCTGAAAAGTTTCGGGTCAAGGAAAAGGCAAAACGAGATGCCCTGAAAGCCACAAAGCAGGCGGCACACGGCGGCGTTTCTGCCACCGAGGAAACGGCCGAAGCAACAGCGGAAGCCTCCACACAGCCCGACTGTGGGGCAGACGGCGCACCCCAGGCGCAGGAGGCGGGAACGTAAGCTCCTGACCCCTTATGGGGGCCGCCGGATAAGAGAGTGCTTCTTCCATCGTACCGATATTAACTCTGAAAATGTACAGTATCAAGTGTGTTTTTTGCCATAATGTACACGATCTTTGTCCTGAATGATCGGTGATTATTTGACCCTTTATGGCCTTGCTATCCTCCCCACATGACGGTAATATGCACATACCGCAAGGGGAACAGAACAAGACAAAAGGAGATAAACACCATGAACGATAAGACCAGAGAGCAGATCGAAGCCATGAAGATGCAGACCATCGGGGTCGAGGTTGAGATGAACAACATCACCCGCGAGAAAGCCGCCAGAAAGGTTGCCGAGTTCTTCGGAACGACCGCATGGTACGCAGCCGGCGAGTACGGGTACATGAGCTGGGCTTGCAAGGACCAGCAGGGCAGGGTTTGGAAATTCCAGCGAGACATCAGCATCCACGGACCGGAAGCTGAAAAGTGCGAGATGGTGACCCCCATCCTTACCTACGAGGACATCGAGACCTTGCAGGCGATCATCCGACTGCTCCGCAAGGCTGGTGCAAAGTCCAGCCCCAGCCGGGGATGCGGCGTTCACATCCACATCGGCAAGGGCAACCACACCCCCAAGACCCTGCGGAATCTGGTCAACATCATGGCCGCCCACGAAGAACAGATCGGCAGAGCGATTCGCATCGATGCAGGCAGAACCGGACAGTACTGCCGAGTGGTCGACCCCCGATTCCTTGACCAGCTGAACAAGAGAAAGCCGACGACCATGACCGAGCTTGCCGACATCTGGTACGCCGGCAACCACGCAAACTACGGCAGAACGGCACATTACAATGAAAGCCGATACCATATTTATCAAGGCCATTTATCGACATAGATCCACCAAAGATATGGGCTGATGATCGTCGATAATATGACGTTTTATGGCCTTGCTATTATGCCGAAACGACGGTAATATGCACATACCGAAACGGAAAGGAAGGAAAAAACATGGAACGCTACACCTACGAGATCACCTTCACCCGGCTGGACGGCCAGCCCGACGAGACCCAGCAGTACACCGATGAGGGGGTTGCCAGAGAATGCTTCCGGCTTTTCGATGAGCCGGACAGCGCCGAGATGTACAGCCGCATCCGCCTGACCCGCCACGACTGGGAGACCGGCACGGACGAGGTTCTGGAAACCTTGGAATTTTGAGAAAGGGGAGAACGAACATGAAAATGGAACTGGACAAGAAGCTGGACACGATCCGGCTCAATGTATTGGCCGCCAATTTTGGCGACCTTGCCACTCGCCGTCAGATGATTCAGGAGTTCGGGGATTACCCGGATGCCCTGTGGGGTGTCAATGAAAATGGGGAGAAGGTGATGCTCAGCATCCGGAAGAACGGCATCACCGAGCGAGTGTTCCAGTCGAACCGGTGGGTTCGGGTCAACGAATACGACGCCGACGGCTGTGAGGCTGGCGAGACCTACGAAGGGCGCTGGGCAGAGTGCCCGAAATCCACGGCGCCGGAGACGGACGAGGAACTGGAGCTTTCGGATGCCCAGAGTGCCCGCAACGATGAGATCTACAACGCTGCGTATGAATTCTGCAAGGTCATGGCGGAGGATGACGACCTCCAATGGAACATGGAGATCCTCGGAGAACTTGCAGACCTTGCCGCCGAGCTCCTGACCCGGCACGGCAGCCGTGTGCGCTACCCTGCGGTGGTCACCGAACCGGACGGAAGGCAGTATATCGAGGAATACCACGACGGCGCAAAGTGACACATTTTCCGGAGTGCTGGGCTAGATGATCGTGTACATTAGCCGCTTGCTATCACCCTTGAGTGACGGTAATATACAATCACAAAAACGAAGGGAGATAAACACCATGACCTACACGAACATCCGACTTTTCACTGCCAACGGCATTCCGGAGGCACTCAGCAATCTTTGGTACGGCACCGACTGCTCGGTGGTCGAGATCCAGGATGCCATCGAAGATGCCGAGAACGCAGCAGACCTTCTGCGGCGCATCCAGAAGATGAAACTTCTGAAGAAGGTTGCCCTCGACCGGGAAACCGAACAGAAGGTGCGGTTCAAGACCACCGATTGCTGGGGCAATACAAGCTACCTCGAAATCCGCAAGTAAACCGGACGGATAGGGGCAAGGGGCTGGGAAACCGGCCTTTTGCTCGTGTCCGTCCAATGTCATACCGCCTGAATGTACACAAATCTAGGGGCGAATGATCGTGTATCATAGCCGCTTGATAGTGTGCGAAAGTGACGGTAATATGTGCATACCGAAAGGGAAAAACCCACGGAAAACACAAAAAACACGCTGGAGGATACAAAAATGACGAAGAATGAAAACCGCATCAATAAGCTTTTCGAGGAACTGGTTCCCACGAGCGGCAAGGCGGATAGCCTCGCCGGAGAACTGGTCAGAGCCACCGCACGGATCGGGTACCGATTCTTCAACGACGGCGACATGGTCAACCATGGCTACGGCAAAGAAACCTGCAACCCCGCGGCCCGGTTCCTGATCGCCAAGGGCAACGCAGAAATCAGCAGCCTGACCGTAGCCCTTTGGGAGATCTTCAGCGAGGATGCCTACGAAAAGGTTCTGGATACCCTTGAGGGTGCGGTTGCCGACTACATCAAGCAGAACCCCGACCTTCGCAGCCAGCCCACCAAGGATATGTGGGATTACCGCGATATGGCGGAAGACTGGGACGACAGCTGCGATGAGGAAGAGGACTACGACGACTGCGAAGACGACTACGATGAGGAAGAAGACTACTGAGCAGAAAACTGCGGGGGGGGGGCTTGCCTGAAAGGGCGGCCCCTTTTCCTGTGCTAGGGCTCTCAAATATACACCGATCCTGGCGTGAATGATCGTGTAATCTGCGGCCTTGCTATCTGCGGGACGTGACGGTAATATACAGTCACAAAAACGAAAGCGAGGTACATAGACATGAAAAAGCAGACCCTGACCAGGAAGCAGCAGAAAGCCCTGCTGGACATCGCAAAGCGCCTGATGGTGGAGGTGGAAAACCGAGGCGACCTTGAAGCGCGCGGCTGCGACAGCGAGGATTTCATCGAGGTTCCCGTCTGGGGCATCCAGAAAGCCATGGAGGAAGCCTACCTTCTGGGCAAGGCGGAGAAGTAAGCCCGACACAGCCCCCACAAAGGGGGCGCAGATGCAAGCCAACAAACTCCCCCAACCAAACCGCACAAGCCCCACACAGGGGCTGTGTGGCGAGGTGGTGGGGCAACGGAGGAATGAGTATGAACGACGAAAGAGTCATGGACCTTATCGTGGACATCTACAACAATATGAATGACGAGGATAAGGCTGGCTTCACGCTGGAAGCTGCCAAGGAGATGGTCAAGGACCAGATTGAAATTGATTTTTCCCAAGGTCGTGAGCCGCTGGAATACGACCCCCAGCTCTTTTATGAAGTAATCCGGGAATTCATTGAACAGGATGCCGAGGACGGAGAGTGATGTACATTCTGCCCGGTATTCCGGGCGGATGATCGTGCAGCATAGCCGCTTGCTATCCTCCCCACATGACGGTAATATGTGCATACCGAAAGGGGAAGACCCTACGGAATGAAAAAACACGGAGGATTTCACCATGAAGAAGCATCTGAACAACTTCCCGGAACACAGCATCAGCATCGAGAGCTACTACGACCTGCTCAGTCCCTGCAACGACAGCATCCTGCAGTTTGGCGACCGGGTTCTGGTTGCCAAAACGAACTGGAAGGGCGGCGTGGAGGCTGCGGTTTACGGATTCGCTGAGGACCCCAAGGAAGGGCTTTCATCGATCGAGTGCCGACTGGAACTGCTGAAGATTTCGGATGAGGTCTTCTCGGATGCCGGACACGCCATCGAATGGTGCATCCGGAACGCACACTGAGATATGGGCGGGGGCTCCCTGCGGGGGGCTTTTGCTCGTTGCGGCAGATCTTCCGTGCGCAGGATATACACATATCCGACAAGACTGTGGGCGAATGATCGTGTATCATAGCCGCTTGATATACTTCCCCAGTGACGGTAATATACAGTCACACCGAAGGGGAGAAGCCCCACGGAAAACAAAGCATACGGAGGATACAGACCATGATGAAGAAAGCCAAAACCTACCTTGCCAGCATTCAGGCGGCTGCCACCGAGCGAGAGCTGACCGGCATTGAGCTCATGTTCAAGCAGGACATGAGCATCAACTGCGATGACCTTGGCAAACTTTGCCGGGCAGCCGAGGACAAGCGGTACACCCTGCGGAACAACGCCGAAACCCTGCAGCTCAAGGACATCCTTTTCCAGCGGACGAGAGCCGAGATGGATGCCTACCACGACATGAGCCACAAGCCGGAGAGCTGGACGGCCGAGGACATAGAACGCCAGCGCATCCGATTCTGCGCGGTCTGGCAGGTCATCGAGGAGGCAGAGCTGGTCGATGAGTACGAGGATTGGAAAGAAGCCAACCCCAACGCATAACCAATAAAGGACACACGCCCCGCAGGGGGCTGTGTCTCGTATCCGCCGTGTTTGATATACAAAGGACTTCTTCGGAGGTCCTTTTTCTTTTGCCCATTTTTACAGAAGGGAGGGATAGCCAATGGCTACCAGAGGCAGAAAACCGAAGCCGACCGCCATGAAGGAACTGGAAGGCAATCCGGGCAAGCATCCGCTGAATACCAGCGAACCGAAGCCCACAAAGAAAGCACCGGCGTGTCCGAAATGGCTGGAGCCGGAAGCAAAAAAAGAATGGCGGCGTCTTGCCAAGCAGATGGAAGCCATCGGCATCCTGACCGAAGTGGACATGGCTGCCTTCGCCGGCTATTGTCAGGCATACGCACGATGGAAAGAAGCAGAAGAATTCATCACCCAGCACGGCACCATCGTCAAAACGCCCTCCGGCTATTGGCAGCAGGTGCCGCAGGTCTCCATTGCACAGACCTATCTGAAAATCATGAACCGCTTTGCCGAGCAGTTCGGTCTGACCCCATCCTCCCGAAGCCGGATCATTGCCTCGGATTGCAGCCCTGCGGATGCTGCTGATGAGATGGAAAACCTGCTGGGAGGTGGCGGATGATGGAGAGCAGACCGAAGAACTACCCAAAACTCAAAGACTACAAGCCCAGCCGCTTCATGCTGCCGACCTGTCACTACGATAAAGCCAAGGCCGACCGCGCCGTGCGCTTTATCGAAAACCTCCGACACACCAAAGGCAAGTGGGCGGGCAAGCGGTTCTGGCTGCTCCCTTGGCAGGAGCAGATCATCCGGGATGTTTTCGGTATTGTGGATGAGCGCGGAAACAGACAGTTCCGCACAGCGTATGTCGAGATCGGCAAGAAAAACGGCAAGTCCGAGCTGGCCGCTGCGGTGGCACTGTATCTGCTGTTTGCCGATAACGAGCCCTCCGCAGAAGTCTATGGCGCAGCCGCCGACCGTCAGCAGGCATCCATCGTCTTTGATGTTGCCAACCAGATGGTGCAGATGACCCCGGCTCTGATGAAACGCTGCAAGATCATGGCGGCAACCAAGCGTATCGTGAACTACAGCAATGCAGGGTTCTATCAGGTGTTGTCGGCAGAAGTCGGTACGAAGCATGGCCTGAACGTATCCGGGCTTGTGCTGGATGAGGTCCATGCCCAGCCCAACCGCAAGCTCTACGACGTTCTGACCAAAGGTTCTGGTGATGCCCGTGAACAGCCGCTGTTCTTCCTGATCACCACAGCCGGCACGGACAAGGAGAGCATCTGCTATGAGCTGCACATGAAAGCCCTTGACCTGTTGGCTGACCGCAAGATCGACCACACCTTCTACCCGGTGGTCTACGGACTGACCGATGAAGATGACTGGCATAATGAAGCCAACTGGTACAAAGCCAACCCCTCACTGGGACAGACCATCCAGATCGAGCGTGTCAGGGATGCGTTTCAGGAGGCACTGGATAATCCCGCAGAAGAGAATGTGTTCAAGCAGCTTCGTCTGAATATGTGGGTGTCCTCGCTGACCCGATTTATCCCGGAACACATCTATGACCTCGGCAACGAGCCAATCGATATGGAAGCCCTCAAAGGCCGTGACTGTTACGGTGGTCTGGACTTGTCCAGCACCGGAGATATTACGGCATTCGTGCTGATCTTCCCGCCCAGAACCCCTGACGAGAAATACATTCTTCTGCCGTTCTTTTGGATCCCGGAGGACACCATCCCTCAGCGGGTACGTAGGGCATCTGTGCCATACGATGTCTGGTACCAGCAAGGGTATCTGATGGCGACCGAGGGAAATGTCATCCACTACGGATTCATAGAGAAGATCATTGAGGAACTTGGAAACACATACCACATTAGGGAAATCGCCTTTGACCGATGGGGAGCGGTACAGATGACCCAGAACCTAGAGGGGATGGGATTCACGGTCGTACCTTTCGGACAAGGGTTTAAGGATATGAGCCCGCCCACCAAGGAGTTCTATAAGCTCCTGATGGAAGGACGTATCGTTCACGGCGGCAACCCCATCATGGCATGGATGGCCGGCAATGTGGTCGTGGACACTGATCCGGCCGGCAATATTAAGCCTACCAAGGCAAAGTCGCCGGAGAAAATTGACGGTATCGTCGCTGCGATCATGGCACTGGACCGCTGCATCCGAAATGAAGGACAGCAGCAGGGCAGCATCTACGATGAACGTGACATGATCGTTTTTTGATATACAAAATCATGGAGGATAAGAATATGAAGTATCTAATGAGTGCAGACTGGTGGCGCGCAGCAAGTATCCGCGCCGCAAAGACCATGTTCCAGACCGGTGCAGCTCTGGTCGTGACCCAGATGCCCAGCGGTACGGTGGACTGGATGGCGGTAGGCAGCGCAGCGATCGTGGCTGGCGTGGCATCTCTCGGCACCAGCCTGGCCGGTCTGCCGGAGCTGGAGAAAGAATAAAAGACAAAAAGAAAAAGAGCCCGACGCATCAGGCTCTTTCAAGGTGTTGTCCGAAGACGACCACCGCAATTCATAGCTATACTATACCACAAGAAAAGAAATTATGCAAGAGAATCTTACGAATTGGAAATGAAATTTTGCAGCTGGCGCAGATGTGGACGTTGCTGAGTGCCTAGAATTTGATTGCAGACATTTGCCGGGAGTTGTGTGCGCAATTCATCGGTCAAGGCAATATACGCATTCAAAAATTGCTTGCAGGATGTTTTGGTTTCACCCATTTTTCTGAGAACGTAGGTTAGGAGTATGACGTATGAATAAATATATTTGAAATCCAGATTTGAAATGCCTATTTCGGTTTCTAAAAGTGCAACAAGACGCTGATTGATCTCACCAGTTTGGAACCGCGTGTCGAAAATAGTGTTGTTGTGAGCAACAGCATTACGGAGGTCTTTGATTGAATAAATAATGAACTCTGTAATTCTTCCATCAGCGTCAAGTTGACTGGGCAGGTGAAGTATTGCAGAAGTACTCTTTTTGACATTCGCGTTTGCACACGCAAAGAAAGTTCCGAATTCACCTAGTGCCAGGGATTCAAAAGCCGCCCAAATAGGTATGGACCGGTCAGTGTCAAAAAAATGATTGACGGTTTGCTTTTTGTTTCCATAATCACGAAGCAAAGCACTATTGATTTTGCTACGAAGCGACATACGTTTTGCGTATTCCTGATGATAGTTTCTGCTACCTGGAGTGAAGGAACGGTAGTTTGTGATTGATTTACCGAAGATTGTGTCGATGTTCTCAGAATGAGAATCCTTAAGTGTGGCTTCAATCACATAGCTCTTTAATGCAGTTTCGATAAACATGACCTTAGGGTAAAACAACGCTTTCAACTTCATATCGAAATTGTTTAAAGCAGAGACTTCATCAAACGAAGAAAAAGCAATCCTTTGGTTCGGGGTTCGGATAAACCGATAGCCTTTAAAACCATGATAGTAGCCCATGTTGCGCAATGACTGGGACTGATTGCTTTTGACAGTAATATGATGTTTGGAACGCAGATATCGCATCAACTGATTTATCGTCAGCATGGAAAAACCTCCGTAAGCAACAGTATAGACTATATTATACCACTTGTTGGAACACAAGGAAAGAAAAAATGAAAGGATTTGCTGAAAAATGACATTCTGGGAATGGCTAGGTTTTGAAAACCCAAGGGACTCCCCCAAAACAGAATCACCACCCAAACAAGGTCTGCCAGAGGTCACGGACAATGTCCGCGATTCCGGGCAGACCTTTGTGTTTGGTCGTTCCAATGCAGGAGAGCAGGTGGACGAAAAAGCCGCCATGCAGATCCCGACCGTGTATGCCTGTGTTCGACTGCTGGCAGAGTCCATTGCGGCCCTGCCGCTGCATCTGTATCGGGTGACGGATGACAACGGCAACAAGGAAAAGGCACGGGATCATCCGCTGTACAAAATCCTGTATCGGCAGCCGAACCCGGAGATGACGGCTTTCGTCTTCTGGGAGACCCTGATGACCCATCTGCTCCTCTGGGGCAATGCCTACGCACAGATCGTCCGGGATGGAAAGAACACGGTACTGGGTCTGTATCCGCTGCTGCCGGAAAACGTCGAAGTGGATCGCGATGAAAGCGGAGAACTGTACTACATCTACCACGCCTATACGGATGAAGTTCCGGGAGAGCAGAACAAGGATATCTACTTTCGCCGGGATGAGATATTCCATGTGCCGGGGTTGGGTTTCAATGGCCTGATCGGTTTCTCACCGATTGCCATGATGAAAAACAGCCTTGGCACCTCCATTGCGGTGGATAAGTACGGCTCGGCGTTCTTCAAGAACGGCGCTCAGCCCAGCGGTGTGCTGGAACATCCCGGGGTCATCAAGGACCCGAATCGTGTCCGGGATAACTGGGAAGCGGCATACGGTGGCGCAGCCAACGCCCATCGTGTGGCGGTTCTCGAAGAAGGCATGACCTACAAGCCTGTATCGCTGCCGCCGGAAGACAGTCAGTTCCTTGAATCCAAGCAGTTCTCCGTCACGGAGATATGTCGCATTTTCCGTGTGCCTCCGCATCTGGTAGCGGATCTGTCCCATGCGACCTTCTCCAACATCGAATACCAGTCGCTGAACTTCGTGATGCATTCCCTGACTCCGTGGCTCGTCCGCATTGAGCAGGGCATCATCAAGGATCTGCTGCTGGAGGAAGAGCAGGATACCTACTTTCCGAAGTTCAATGTGGACGGTCTGCTGCGCGGCGACTACCAGAGCCGGATGAACGGCTATGCCACCGGCATCAGCAATGGTTTTCTGTCTCCCAACGATATCCATCGTCTGGAAAACATGGATCTGATCCCGGCTGACCAGGGCGGTGATGACTACTACCTCAACGGTGGCTATGTGAAGCTGAAGGATGCTGGACTGGCGCAGCAGAACAAGGCTGCCGCGGCCCAGCAGAATCAGCCTCAGCAGACACAGCCGGAGGAAGAAACCCCTGACAGCGAAAACCGGCAGAGTGAGAGTACGCCAAAACGACAGAAAGAAAGGAGAGCAATATGAAAAAGTTCTGGAACTGGATCAAGGACAGTGACGAGACCAGAACCCTCCGGCTGGAAGGTCCCATCGACGAGGAATCTTTCTGGGGTGATGAAATTACACCGCAGATGTTCCGGGATGAGCTAAATGCCGGTGAGGGTGATGTGACCGTCTGGATCAACAGTCCGGGCGGCAATGTGTTTGCTGCTGCCGAAATCTATACCATGCTCAAGGACTACAAGGGCAGCATCACGGTCAAGATCGATGCGATTGCTGCATCTGCGGCATCCGTTGTTGCCATGGCCGGAGATACCGTCCAGATGAGCCCGGTTGCTATGCTGATGATCCACGACCCCAGTACCGTTGCGATGGGGAACACCAAGGATATGGAGAAAGCCATCGAGGTGCTGAATGAGGTCAAGGAAAGCATCATCAACGCTTATGCAGCCAAAAGCGGTCTGACCCATGCCCGCATTGCAAACCTCATGTCCAACGAAACGTGGATGAATGCCAAGAAAGCAGTGGAGCTGGGCTTTGCGGATGAAATCCTTTTCTCAAAGAAAGAGGATGACCCTGACAGTGACCCGGCGGACCCCGATAAGCCGGAGAAGACTCCCGATGAGAAACCGGGCGAGGGCGAAGAAAAGAAGCCGTTCCAGCAGGATGCGGCAGGGCACCTTTTCTCCAGCCGTCAGATGGATCTAATCGTCCTGAATCGTCTGGGAGTCAAGCCTAATACCCCTGCGGCTCAAACGGAGCCGCCCAGTGGTCCCCCTGCGGAAGCTGGTCCTGTCCTTGACATGGACGGCAAGACCGAGGCAGGGGATTATTCCTACAATGTCCTGATGAAACAGCTGGAGTGCATGAAATGATGCGCCCCGGCTTTTTTCATGCCGAAATCGAGTTTTATATGGAGGTACAACACTATGAGTAAGATTCTGGAACTGCGCACCAAGCGCAATACCCTCTGGGAACAGACCAAGGATTTCCTGGAAAAGAACCGCGGCGATAACGGTCTGGTCAAGGCCGAGGCTGTGGAGCAGTACAACAAGATGGCACAGGAGGTCAAGGACCTGGGTGCTGAGATCGAGCGGCTGGAACAGCAGGCACAGATCGAAGCACAGCTATCTGCGCCCACTTCCAACCCCGTCCATGCTGACCCCAAGAACGGCAGCAAGAAGGATGTGAAGCCGACTGCCACTGCCGAGTACGCCGAGAACTTCTGGAACATGATCCGCAACCGTGGTCATTACGGTGAGGTACGCAATGCTCTGTCTGTGGGCGAGGATACCGAGGGCGGCTTTACCGTTCCTGATGAGTTCGAGAAGAAGCTGGTGGATGCACTGGAGGAGAACAACATCTTCCGTGGCATGGCGACCGTCATCCGTACCAGCTCTGGCACCCGCAAGATCCCCATCGCTGAGGATACCGGCGAGGCAAGCTGGATCGATGAGGGTGAGGAGATCCCCGAAAGCGATGCGACCTTCGGCCAGACCATGCTGTCCGCCTATAAGTTGGGTACCATGATCAAGATCTCCAACGAGCTGCTGAACGATTCCGCCTTTGACCTCGCCACCTATATTGCCCGCCGTTTCGGTGTGCGTATGGGTAATGCCGAGGAGCGCGCCTTCATCACCGGTGACGGTGTTGGTAAGCCTCTGGGTCTGCTGGCTGAGACTGGTGGCGCAAAGGTCGGTGTCAAGGCTGCCAAGCAGGATGCTGTCACCTTTGATGAGATCTTCAAGCTGTACTACGCACTGAAGGCTCCTTACCGCAAGAAGGCGCAGTTCCTCTGCAACGAGGCACTGGTGCTGCAGCTGATGACCATCAAGGACAACAATGGCAACTATATCTGGAAGCCGGGTCTGGAGATCGGCAAGCCCGATACTCTGCTGAACCGTCCTCTGAAGACCTCCGCTTTTATGCCGGAGATCAAGGGCGGCAACAAAGTCATGGCCTTTGGTGACTACAGCTACTACTGGGTGGCTGACCGCCAGAACCGCACCTTCCGTCGCCTGAACGAGCTGTATGCCCGCACGGATCAGGTCGGCTTCCTGACCACCCAGCGTGTCGATGGCAAGCTGATCCTGCCTGAGTCCGTGCAGCTTCTCCAGATGGCTGCCGGCGGCTGATAAGAGAGGGGAATGACCGATCATGGCACTGATCCCGCTTTTTGAAGCAAAGACCTATCTGCGCGTGGACAGCGGGGATGAAGATGCCCTGATCGGTATCCTGCTTTCCTCGGCCGAGCAGATGTGCAGGGATGTGGGCCGGCTCACGGACGACCAGTGGGAGGCAGTCAATGCCGCTGACCGGGATGCCGAGAACGGGGTCACACCGACGAGGAAGCTGGAAGCCCTCCGCAGCACTTGCCGTGTGGCAATTCTGTATGCACTGGGCTATTTGTACGAACACCGGGACGAAGCGGACCATAAGCAGTTGATGCTGACGCTTCGTTCCATTCTGTTCGCTGTGAGGGAGGGGGTGTTCTGATGATCGATAAGCTGAACGAGAGGATCACGATCCAGCAGAGCAAGCACATGACCGATAAGGTCGGAAATCATCGGAACGCATGGGTGGATTATTACACCTGCTTCGCCTACGCTTCGACCTATGAGGCGCAGGAGGATGAAGGTGAAGTCACAGCCGAGCAGAAAAGCGTGGTGTTCACGGTGCGCTGGTGCAGTGAGGTCAATAAATTGACCTCCACCGGCTTTCGGGTGCTGTTCCGCGGGGAACTTTACGACATCACGTCCGTTGACCCCATGAACTATGGAAAGAAGACCATTAAGCTGCATTGTCGGCTGGAACGGAGGCAGAAATGAGCAAGACCGTGAGCATTGACGGGATGGCAGAAGCCATCAATGAAGGCTTGCAGGAATATGCAAAGCTGGCATCCTCCGAGGTCAAACGGGCTGTTCGAAAGTCGGCCAAGACGGTCAAGGAACAAATCGAGACAGGCGCACCGTCTCGGACAGGTCGGTATAAATCCAGTTGGGTGGCAACAAAACAGGAAGAATCCAGCCAGAGCCTCCAGATGGTCGTCCATTCCAAGGACCGATACCAATTGGCGCACCTTTTGGAAAATGGGCACGCCAAGCGCGGCGGTGGGCGTGTGGCGGCAAGACCGCACATTGCTCCTGCCGAGCAGGAGGGTGTCGAGCTGCTCCAAAGCCTCATCGAGAAAGCACTGAAGTAGGAGGCACCATGACCCACGCAGAAGTCAAGGCAATGGTGGAAGAAATGGGGCTGCCCTATGCGTATGACCATTTCGCAGAAGGGGAGAGTCCCGATCCACCGTTCATCTGTTTCCTGTACCCGAGAGCGAAGAACTTCGGCGCAGACAACCTCGTGTACCACCATTTCAATCGGCTGGCTATCGAGGTATACACCGATTACAAAGATCCGGATACAGAGGCAGCAATCGAAGAAGTCCTGACCGAACATGAACTCTTTTATGAAAAGAGCGAGGTTTGGATCGAGACGGAGAAGATGTATGAAGTCCTGTATGAGCTGACTGTCTGAGTTAGCCGCAGGGCTTTTTTCACGAGAGGAGAAAGCAATGGGCAAGAAAAGCAACAAGGTCAAGTACGGCCTGAAAAACTGCCATTACGCCAAGGCGACCTTTGACGAGGACGGCGGCGTTACCTACGATACCCCGGTACGCATCCCCGGTGCGGTCAGTCTGTCCCTGGATGCCAATGGTGATATCGAACCGTTTTATGCGGACAATATCGCCTACTATGTCGTGAATAACAACTCCGGCTATGAAGGTGACCTGGAAATCGCCCTGATCCCGGAGTCCTTCCTCACGGATATCATGCACGAGGAACTGGATGGCAACGGTGTTCTGGCAGAGAACGCTAACGCAGAACTGGAGCATTTCGCCTTTCTGTTTGAGTTCGATGGTGATCAGCGGCACATCCGTCATGTCATGTACAACTGCGTGGCGAGCCGTCCGTCCATCGAAGGTGATACCAACGAGGACAGCAAGGAGGTCAAGACCGACACCCTGACCTTGCAGGCAACGCCGCTGGCAAACGGTTATGTCAAGGCCAAGACCGGCACCAACACCAGCGATGATGTCTACAACAAGTGGTACGAGAAGGTCTACGAGCCGCAGGCAGAGGCGTCCAGTGTGGTGACTGAGGAGACTGATCCTCAGGGCTGATGAAAACGAGGCAGGGCTTCGGCTCTGCTTCCTACATTATTGAGTAAGGAGATTTTCAATATGAAAAAGCATCGTGTATTTTCCCTGTTCACTGTCATCTTCGTGGCCTTCCTGCTGTTCCAGTCGGTGACCATCGTCCCAACCGGCTACACGGGCGTGAAGACCAGCTTCGGCCAGATTCAGGAGGCCACCATCCAGAGCGGCAAGCTCAACTTCACCATTCCGTTTGTCCAGAGCATCCATACCGTGTCCAACAAGCAGCAGGACAAGCACAGCGAGGCACAGATCTGGGGCGAAGCCTCCGACAAGACTCCGGTGTATGCCGCAGATGTCATTGTGACCTATCAGGTGCTCCCGGAAAAGAGTGCATGGCTGTATGCCAATGTATCCGACACCAAGAATCTGGTTTGTGACGAGTTGGTGGCATCTGCCATCAAGTCCGCCATGGCCGAGCTTGGCCCCAATGAGGTCACCAACCGCACCAAGATCGAGCCGCTGGCACAGCAGAAGCTGGCAGAGTCCCTGAACCAGAAGTATGGCGAGGGTGCTGTGTTCATCAATAAGGTGGTCATCAACAACATGGATTTTGAAGAGGCGTATAACACTGCCATCCAGCAGAAGTCCATTGCCCAGCAAAACGCCGACAAGCAGAAGATCGAGAACGAAGCCGCCATTGCCAAGGCTGAGGCCGACAAGCAAGTGGCGATCACCAATGCCGAGGCGGAGGCACAGAAGACCTCCATTGCCGCAGATGCTCAGGCTGAAGCCAACCGCAAGATTGCAGAAAGCCTGTCTGATACCCTGATCGAGTACCAGAAGATTCAGAAGTGGGATGGCAAGCTGCCCACCGTCAGCGGCAGCAATGCACTGGTCAGCATCGACCCGGCAGAGTAAGCAAGTACACAAACCGAGGGCGGGGCGGAGGCTCTGCCCTTTCTACATGAAATGGAGGATAAAGACTATGGCAGTTACAAAGAAAATCGAGATCGATGGTCAGATGGTGGAGTTCCGTGCCAGCGCAGCCGTGCCGCGTCTGTACCGCATCAAGTTCGGACGGGATATCTACAAAGACCTGCGTTCTCTGGAAAAGAGCGTGGGGGATAACGACGAGGAAAGTTCCAGTCTTGACCTGTTCAGCCTAGAGATGTTCGAGAACATTGCGTTCATTATGGCGAAGCACGCCCATCCGGATCAGGTGCCGGACACCCCGGATGAGTGGCTGGAGAACTTCAACACCTTCTCCATCTACCAGATTCTGCCCCAGTTGATCGAACTGTGGGGTCTGAACGTGCAGACGGAGGTAGAGGCAAGAAAAAACCTCGCAAAAGTGAGCGGGTAATGACCACCCCGCTCTTCATGCTGCGCTGTGTGCAGCTTGGTATCAGCATAGCCGACCTCGACTTGCTGACCATCGGGTTGGTCAATGACATGTTCACAGAGCGGCAGAACGATGAGTATCCGTATCAGGAGCTGGCATCGCAGGCAGACTTTGACCGGTTCTGACCAAACTTTCGTGCTTATATTGATTGCAAAATAAGCACGAAAGTTTGTGAGGATAAAGAAAAATCCCCCAGCCGTGCACAGCTGGGGGAGAAAGAAGGTGGCCCGAAGGTCATCTTCCCAGTCTCAGACCTCGCAAGGTTACTGAAACCTGATCGCTATTGAATTATAGCCGATTGGGCGCAGATAGTCAACCGAGTATTTTATGCAGAAGCAGAATCGGTGGGCTTGCGGGTATCTTCAAAGACATTGCGAAGGTAATCGGGTCCCTCCATCCAAAGGCCAGTCGAGTAATCGAACAGCTCCTTATAAGCAGTTGAGCTCGAAAACTCCAAGAATGCCTGATTGAAGGAAACACCTGTTTCAGTGCAGTAATCTTCGAGCATTGCCTGCATGACGAGAGCGGCACACTCTTCACGTTGCGAGTCGGTAACGGCTGTTCCGCTCATAAAGAATCCTTTCCGTGTGTGAATTTCTGATTTTTATGCAGTTTTTTTGGTATTGCAGTAGTCGTAGAGATTCAGAAGATAATCGGAACCCTCTTTCCAAATCTCTGTATCGAAATCAAAGAGAGCTTCATACGCACGAGAACTTGTGAAGCGAAGAAGAGCTTCTTCATAAGGAATCTTTTCTCGTGCAGCAAGCATCTCTACTGCCTCGCGCATTGCAATTACGGCGCAGCATTCTTTTTGGGAATCTGTAGATGTATAGTTTACAGCATTATCATAATTTGATGTCGCCATAACGGTCACTCCTTATAAATTCAAGATGATCAACGGCATCCTGAGTTCTGAAACAAAATTGATCCTTGAGACGGTTCGGCAAAAGTCTTTCAATGGTTTCTTTGTCTACTTTTGGATTACCGGGTTTCCCGGAAAGTTCGCCATTGATATAAATCTGAAGAGTACGGGCTGTCTGATCGTCGGCAATCTTTCCGCCGATAATATCAATTACGCTGTATTTTTTCAATAGCTGCGGAAAGAGGTCTTTCTTTCGGTTGGCTGCCACAAAATGCAGCCATTCGATACTGGGCTCTTGAAAAAAGTAAGCAAGAATATTCGGGTCATAATGAAATCTGTAGACTGAAATTTGTCCGTCCGCTGGGTCAAAGTCTTCTGGTACAGCACTAATATGTTTTGCTTTGCGAACAGAAAGCTGGACATAGTTGTATGCTTGCTCGTAAGACGAGGTTAAGTAAAAACCACGACCAAAATCAAGCCCACCCATACAACGGCTTAAGTCAATGTTGGGAATACTGACATAGCTTCCGTGGTAAAGAAGCATGCCATCTTCAAGTCCTATCATACGGTGACACCTCGATTCTTGAGCAGAGTTTCGACATCATGCAAAGCGCATTCGTAACTGTTCAAATGAAGAATGTCGTAGCAATCAGCGATAAATCCAAGGATGTCGTATTTCTTGAACAGTTTAGCGCAGTCACTGGGGGACATTTTCCACTTGGACTGAGCCATACGGAAAACCCAGCACTGCATATCGGCAATATCAATGTTATATTCACTCATAGGGCGTACCTCCTTTGAGTACAATTTCTCAATTTAAGTATAGCTCTTTTTCCGGCTCATATCAACGATAGAATTGTAAATTTTTAAGCCCACATAAAAAGTAACTCACTAGTTGCTTCCTTACGAGTATCATATTTCTCTCGGCCTATTCGCCTTGCGCGGATGGGCCTTTACTTATGCCCCGGAGGAGGTGGTTATCCGCATGGCATCCAGAATCGCAGGCATTACCGTTGAGATCGGCGGCGATACTACAAAACTTTCCAAGGCACTGGAAAGCGTCAATAAAACCATCAAAACAACGCAGTCTGAGTTGAAGGATGTCAACAAGCTCCTGAAATTGGACCCCTCCAACACCGAGACAGTCACCCAGAAGCAGCGGATGCTGAAGGATGCCATCGAAGCCACTAAGGAGAAGCTCACCACCTTAAAGACGACGGCGGAGCAGGCCAACCAGCAGCTTGCAGACGGTAAGATCACGCAGGAGCAATACGATGCGCTCCAGCGTGAGATCGTGGAGACGGAGCAGAACCTTAAATCCCTGCAGGAACAGGCAGCGGTCACCAATGCGACCCTTGCCAAGATCGATGCAGTGGGTGAGAAACTCCAGACGGTTGGTTCTCAAGTCGAGGAGACGGGCAGGAAATTCCTGCCTGTCACAGCAGCGGTCACTGGTTTAGGAACTGCGGCGGTGAAGACCGCAGCAGACTTCGACCAGGAGATGAGTAAGGTCGCTGCTATTTCCGGCGCGACTGGCTCTGACTTTGATTCCCTGCGTGAAAAAGCCCGCGAGATGGGTGCCAAGACCAAGTTCTCTGCCTCCGAGGCAGCCTCCGCTATGGAATACATGGCGATGGCCGGCTGGAAGACCGGGGATATGCTGGATGGCATCGAAGGCATCATGAACCTTGCCGCTGCATCCGGTGAGGATTTGGCGACTACCTCGGATATCGTCACGGATGCGCTGACTGCCTTTGGTTTGTCGGCTTCGGATTCCGGTCACTTTGCGGACATCCTCGCGGCGGCATCGTCCAATGCAAACACCAACGTCAGCATGATGGGCGAGACCTTCAAGTACTGTGCGCCTATTGCTGGTGCGCTAGGCTTCAGTGCAGAGGATACAGCGGAAGCTATCGGCCTCATGGCAAACAGCGGTATCAAGGCATCGCAGGCTGGTACTTCGCTGCGCTCCATCATGAACAACCTTGCCGGCGAAGTGACATTTGCAGGCAAGAACATCGGCGAGGTCACCATTGCTACCAGCAACGCAGATGGCAGCATGAGAAGCCTGAACGATATCCTTGCGGACTGCCGTGTGGCTTTCTCCGGTCTGACCGAATCCGAAAAGGCAGCCAATGCCGAATCGCTGGTTGGCAAGAACGCCATGTCCGGCTTTCTTGCCCTGATGAACTCCGGGGAAGGGGATATCAATAAACTCCGTGGTGCCATTGAAAACTGTGACGGCTCTGCGGAGAGCATGGCGGAAACCATGCAGGACAATCTGAACGGCCAGCTCACCATTCTGAAATCTCAGTTGGAGGAGTTGGCTATTTCTTTTGGCGACCTCCTGATGCCCACCATCCGCAAGATCGTGTCGGCGGTGCAGTCATTCGTGGATAAGCTCAATAGTATGGATGACAGCACCAGAGAGACCATCCTCAAGGTGGCAGCTCTGGCGGCAGCCATCGGGCCGCTGCTCATTGTGCTGGGTAAAACCATATCGACAGTTGGTACGGCTCTGCGAGGATTCAGTTCGCTGGCTAAGGGTATCCGGCTGCTCTCCACCCGGGTGGGCGGTGCAACCGGACTGTTCGGGAAGCTGGGCGCAGCACTCGGCGGCATCTCTGCACCGGTCATGGCAGTGGTTGCCGTCATTGGTACACTGGTCGCTGCTTTTATGCACCTCTGGAACACCAATGAGGAGTTCCGCACCGCCATCACCAACATCTGGAACGGAATCGTCGAAAAGGTGCGCGGCTTCTGCGACCAACTGACCCAGCGGCTCAATGCCCTCGGCTTTGACTTCAAGGATATCGTCGAGGTGCTGAAAGCAGTCTGGAATGGATTCTGTCAGGTGTTGGCTCCTGTGTTCGAGGGTGCCTTTCAGGTCGTGTCCACTGTACTGGGAACGGTCCTCGATGCCCTTATTGGTCTGTTCGATGTTTTCTCCAACCTGTTCCAGGGCAACTGGAGCGGCGCATGGGAGGCAGTCAAGGGCATTTTCTCCGGCATCTGGAGCGGCATCAAGTCCATCTTCTCTACGGTGCTGGACACCTTGAAGGGTGTAGCGGATGTTTTCCTCGGTTGGTTCGGTACGGACTGGAACACCGTTTGGGAAAGCGTCAAGGGCTTCTTTGAAGGTGTCTGGACAGGAATCAGCGATTTCTTCTCCGGCATCCTGACAGGCATCCAGACCACCGCGTCCAACATCTGGACCGGGATCTCGGATTTCTTTACCGGGGTCTGGACGGGGATCAAGGATTTCTTCGAGGGCATCTGGAACGGCATCGTCTCGTTCTTCACGGGGAAAACCGGGGAAATGGATGAGAACGCACAGTCCACCTTCAGTGGAATCTCGGATTTCCTTGGTGGTGTCCTGACCGGCTTGCAGACTGTGTTCTCTACGGTCTGGGATGCAATCTCTGGCGTGGTCAGCGGTGTTATGGACGCGATCTCCGCCGTCATCTCGACGGTCATGAGCGTGATCTCCGGCGACTGGTCTACAGCTTGGGAGAACATCAAGTCGGCGGTATCGACTGTGTGGGAGGGTATTTCGGGTGTCATCTCCGGCGCATGGGAGGGAATCTCCTCCTTTGTGTCCGGCGCGGTTGAGACGCTCGGCTCTGGGCTTTCGACTGCATGGACGGGAATCCAGACGACCGCCTCGTCTGCATGGGATGGCATCAAGGGTGCAATCTCTACTGCTTGGGACGGTATCCAGTCCGGCGTGACCTCGGCGGTAGAAACGGTGGCCACCGGGCTGTCTGGGGCATGGGAAGGCATCCAGTCTACAGCAAGCACTGCGTGGGAGGGTATCAAGTCTGGCATTTCCAGCGCATGGGAAGGAATCTCCGGATTCTTTGGTGGTATCTGGGATGCCATTACCGGCAAGACCAGTGATTCTACCACCCAGATGAAAACGGATACCTCTAACGCATGGTCGGGTGTGGACGCAGAAGCTCAGACCGCATGGTCGGGTGTGTCTACTTCCGTATCGGCTGCCTGTACTGGCATGGCGCAGTCTGTGACGAGCCAGATCGACAGCATCAAAGCATCCATGTCGGCGGCATGGTCCGGTATTGCATCGGACACCACTACGGCATGGAATGCGGTCAAGACCAACCTCACGGCAGCATGGAGCGGCATCACGACTTCTGTGACTTCCGGCCTGAACAGCGTAAAGACCGCAGTCACCAATGGCTGGACACAGCTCCGCACCCTTACAATATCCAGCTGGTCCGGCATCCAGTCGAGCCTGACGGCAAGCTGGAATTCCATCAAATCCGCCAGCACAACTGTGGTCAGTGCAGTCAAAACGGTTGTCACCAATGGCTGGACTAACCTGCGCACGTTGACAACATCCAGTTGGACTTCCATCCAGACCGTGCTGAATACGAGCTGGAACAGCATCAAGAGTGCAACCACCAGCTCAGTCAATGCGGTCAAGAGTTCCGTCACGGCGGGGTGGAACAACCTCCGCAGCCTGACCGGCAGCAGTTGGTCGAGCATCCAGTCGGTACTCAGTTCCAGCTGGAACACCATCCGCAGCACGGCATCTTCGGCTGTGAACGCAGTGAAGTCCACGGTTTCTTCGGGTTGGAACGGCGTGAAGTCCACGACCAGCTCAACCTTCTCCAGCGTGCAGTCGGCGGTGTCCGGTGCCATGTCCAATCTGCGCTCCACGGTTTCTTCCGGTGTGTCCAGCATCAAGAGCAGCTTCAACTCTCTCAGCTCCATTGCTTCTTCGGCATACAGCTGGGGCAGTGACATCTGCTCCCAGATGGCGGCCGGTGTTCGTGCGGCGGCAGGCTCGGTCGTCCGGGCCGCAGAGAACGTGGCAAGCAAGGTCAGAAGCCTGCTGCACTTCTCTGTGCCTGACACTGGCCCTCTGTCTGATGCGGACGAGTATATGCCTGACTTCATGAAGCTGCTGGCAAGCGGCATCAAGAAGAATCAGGACAAGGTCGTCAAGGCAGTCAAGACCCTGTCCGGCTCCATGAAAACCAACCTGAACACGCCCGTGGGAGACATGGGCGACAAGGTGAGGTCGGTGGTGAGTGGCTTTGCCTCTACGATCAGCGGCAGCACCAGCAGAGTACGGTCTGCTGCAAGCGGACTGGCATCCGGCATCCGAACTGGGCTTATGAACGGTCTGGAAGGCATGTCCAGCGAGTTTAAGTCTGTCTGGAGCGACCTTGAAAAGATCACCAAAACATCGGTCAGCAGCATGAGCGATGAGGTGAAGCAGGGATTCTCCGACATGAAGACCTCCATCGGAGACTTGGGCGACCAGACCAGTTCTCTGGGCAACGCGATCCGCAGTCTCGGTGATACCTTTAACTCGGATTTCCTTAAGGGGCTGGGCGAGGGCATCAGCAAGGTGGGTGATACGGTCAGCACGGTCACCGGAATCGTGGACAAGCTCGGCTCCATGAAGAGTACCTTCGGCAGCTTGGGCGAGACGCTCACGAACCTCGGCAATGCACTGGGCACGGATGGCGGCGGTGGTCTGCTGACAAAGATGGGCAGTTTCCTGTCGAAGATCGGCAACGCCGATGGCGGACAGATCGTCTCGAACTTCGGCAATCTGATCTCTGGGCTGACCTCCAAGATGGGTGGTCTGGGACAAGGTATCACCGGTGTCATCTCGAAGCTGGGCAGCCTTGGCAGCAGCGGAACTGGCATCTTGTCGAACCTCGGCAGCGTTGCGACTGGTGTTCTCTCCAAGCTCGGCGGTGTCGGCAGCAGCCTGTCCGGGTTGCTCTCCAGTGTAGGCTCTACGCTGGGCGGCATTGCTGGCTCGGCCGGTTCTGCGATTGCGAGACTGTTCGGTTCTGTTGGCACAACGGTGTCTGGTCTTGCAGCTGGTGCAGGCAGTGCATTGGCTGGTATCGCTTCTTCGGCTGGTGGTGTGCTTGCCTCGGCAGGTACAGCACTGGCTGGTCTTGCCGGCCCTGCTGGTATTGCGGTGGCCGCAGTCGGCGGTGTCGGTCTTGGGCTGACCGCTCTCTGGAAGAACTGCGATGGTTTCCGTGAGGGTGTGACCAACATCTGGAATAAGGTCACTTCTGTGTTCTCCAATGGTGTGACTGCCATTAAGAACGGCATCTCCAATGCGGCGTCCGCCATCGGCAACGTGGCATCCTCCATCTGGAGCGGCGTCAAGAACGTGGCTTCCTCGGCGGTGAACTGGGGCAAGGATGTGGTCAGCGGTATCGCTGGAGGCATCAAGAAAGGCGTGTCGTGGGTCGGCAATGCCGCCAAGAGCGTTGCAAACGGCATCCGCAGTTTCCTGCACTTCTCGGTGCCGGACGAAGGACCGCTGGCAGATGCCGACACCTATATGCCTGACTTCATGAAGCTGCTGACTGGCGGCATCAAGGCCAGCGAGGGTGGTCTGCTGAAGCAGATCCGGTCTATGGCCTCTAAGGTTCAGCAGGGGATGGCGGGAATCTGCTCCTTCAGCCTGCCGGAGATCAATATTCCCCGGCTGAACACAAGCGGTTGGAATCTTCCGCAGGCTGCTCTGGCCGGCGGCGGAACGACAAAGAACACGAATCTGGGTGGCGTTCACATCACAGTGAACGGCTACAACGCCCGGAACGATAACGAACTGGCACAGATCGTGGCTGACAAGATCAATGAGATGATCGACCAGGACGATTCGGTCTATAAGTAAGAAGGTGATGCGTATGGGCTATTTGCCTGAGAAAAAGACAGTATCCCAGTTTGATTTGAAGGGCAGGTTTGCACGGCAGTATCTGTCCTTTGCCGGGAAGTCCAGCAAGGACTTCCTTTTATATTTGTCTGGACCCAGTGTGTACGATTCTCCGGCAGCGGATGTAGAAAGCACATCGGTCCCCGGCAGAAACGGAGACATCATCAGCGAGAATGCAAGGGCAGGTCGGCGGCGGTATCAGAATGTGGATATCAAGTATGAAGCGTTCTTCTTTAACGGTCTGCCCGCTAAGACCGCCGCGGTCAAGTCGTGGCTGCTGTCTCCGGTCGGCTACCAGAAATTGCAGGATACCTATGACCCGGATTTCTTCCGGATGGCAGTTTGCACCGAAGCGATGGAGTTCGATGTAACGGCGCAGAAAGCCGCCAGGATGGATCTGGTGTTCAATTGCAAGCCCCAGCGGTGGAGCGTGGAAGGACAGAGGACTGTGCGGCTGGAAAGCCGGAGCAACCTCATGAACCCCTTCGCATTCCCGACACAGCCCATCTTCAAGGTCTACGGAGATTCGGGCGGTGTGTTGTATGTGGGTGATCAATCTATTACCATCCACAGCATCAAGGATTATGTCCTGCTGAACTGTGAGACGCACAATGCCTACAATGCGGGCGGCTTCTGCAATGAGACCATCCTCTCGGACGACTTCCCGGAACTGCCGGCTGGAAAGACACAGATCGCATGGACGGGCGGTATCACAGCGGTGGAGGTGACTCCGCGCTGGTGGACGTTGTGAGGAAGGAGGTGGAACGGGATGATCCCTTGCCTGTATGCATCCACGGAGGTAAAGTTCGACCACAACGGCATCGGCAAGCTGGCAGATGCACAGTCCTGCATCGTGACGGAAAAACGAAACGGCAGCTTTGAGCTGGAGATGGTATACCCGGCAGATGGTATCCATGCGGAGCAGTTGGAAGAAGGGAACATCATCCTTGCAAAGCCATCCGACACAGGCAGATCGCAGCCGTTTCGTATCTACAAAATCGCAACGCCGATTGACGGCAAGCTGACTGTCAAGGCAAGGCACATCTCGTATCAGCTAAACTTCATTACTGTCTCTCCCTTTGCTACGACCGGCTGCACCGGTGCGCTGGCAGGACTGGAAAGTCACGCGGCATCCGAGTGCCCTTTTGGGGTCTGGACGGATATCTCCTCCAGCGCCTCTTTTCGGCTCTCGGTGCCGTCCTCTTTTCGGAACTGCCTCGGCGGTATCGACGGCTCGGTGCTGGACACCTTTGGCGGAGAGTACGAGTGGGACCGATACACGGTCAAGCTCCATCATCACCGGGGCGCAGACCACGGTGTGCATATCGTTTACGGCAAAAACCTCATCGACTTTAAGATGGAGAAGAATATTGAGAGCGTCATCACGGGTGTACATCCGTACTGGCAGAATTCCGAGACCGGCGAGGTGACAGAGCTGCCGGAGAAGGTGGTGCTGGTGGAGCAGCGGTCAGTTCCGTACCAGAAGATCACGGTACTGGATTGCACCAGTGGATTTCAGGATAAGCCCACGGATGAAATGATGCGCTCCTTTGCACAGGATTATCTGAAGAACACCAGTCTGACCGAGCCACAGGTGGATATCGACATCGATCTTATCCAGCTCTGGAATACTCCGGACTACGAGGATGTGGTGGAAGCGGAGCAGGTGAGTCTATGCGATACCGTCCATGTGTTCATCTCCAAGCTTGGTATCGAGGTCAGCTCTAAGGTGACCGAAACGCAGTACGACTGTCTGCTGGAACGGTACGATGGCATTACGCTGTCGAACTCTACGGTCAGCAGCCGGAACTCGTCTTTGACTACAGCACTGAGCAATATCCGAAACACAGCCAATGAAGCCTATAACACGGCCCTCCGTGTGGAAACCAGCATGGGTGAGCAGATCGGCGGCATTTCCGTGTCAATGGTCTATGACGGTACCCTGTTGGCCGGTCTGTTCGGTCTGCACTATCAGAACGTGACAGGAGTGAATGGAGATACCGTGCGGTATGCCTTCAATGCTGGGTCACTGGCAAAGTCCACCTTTGCATGGAAGAACAGCCTGGATGGGTTCTTCATTTCCACAGATGGCGGAAAGACATGGGGCTACGGCTGGGAGCAGGATGATTCCCCGGTCAAGACGGCATTGCTGCTGGAAAACACACTGCAGGAGCTGGATGAACGCTATAAGAAAGCCGGAGAACTGACTGAAGAGCTGCTCGAACAGTTGGATGAGCGGTATAAGACGGCATCCGCTTTGTCGGAAGAACTCATCAAAAGCTTGGACGCACGATACGGTACGGCAGATAAGCTGTCGGAGGTGCTGCTCACACAGTTGGATGAGCGATATAAGACGGCGTCCGCCTTGTCAGAAGAACTCATCAAAAACCTAGACGAGCGGTACGGAACAGCGGACAAGCTGTCCGAAACGCTGCTGGCGAAACTGGATGAGCGGTATGCTTCGCCCATCTGTGCGCAGAAGGCAGCACCAAAGAATCCGAAAACAAATGCACTCTGGGTCGATACAACCGCCCTGCGGCTGAAGCTGTGGGACGGAGAAATCTGGCAGACGGTAGGCTATGAGCCGGCACCGCCTGAGCCCGACCCGGATACCCCGACAGAGGGAGGAGGCGAAGAAGATGGCAAACAGGAAGGCGAAAGCAGTGGTACAGACAGCGGAGGAACCGGCGCAGGAAGCACTGGTGACTAAGTCGTTCACGGTGTTTCAGGACGTGGAACTGTCATTCACAGAGAACCTGATCCCGACCCACATCCCGGTCAAGCAGTACGACAACCAAGCCCGAAAAGTGCGGTGCCGGCTATATCAGAATTCTGTGGAGTACAAGGTCAGTAAGGACACCATCGTCAGCTACTCGGCTACTCGGCCGGACGGTGCGGTGTTCCAATATTCCAGCGAGACCCGCCCGGATCTTGTGTTCGTGGATGACGGTGCGGTCATCCTGACGGTCACATCCTTTATGACCGAAGTATACGGCAGGTTCCCGATTGACATCTACCTTCTGTCCGATGAGGGAGATGTGATCGGTTCGTTCAGTCTGGTGCTGAATGTGGCACGTGCCGCAGTCATGAACGGTAAGATCGCCACGCTGACCTATAAACACGCTCTGGATGCAGCCGCCAAGGGCATTCTGGAATTCCTCATCACCGATGACGGATACCTCGTGATGCGCTCGGACGATAAGCTGGGACTGGCGCAGGGGTCTGTGTCCAGTACTATTGATAAGGTGGCGAGGGATATCGCAGAGGGGCTGGTCACCTCGTCCATCGACATGGACGGGCATCTGGTGTTCACGACATGGGATGAGCTGGGACTTATCTTTGAGATGGACGATGAGGGGCATCTCATCGTGAGATACAATGAGGCGTAAGCCGGAAAGGAACTAGAATGGGAGAGTTTGTTGGCAAGCGAGTGGTACCGGACCATGTGGGTGTCTGGGACCAGAAAAAAACCTATGAACCCTTGATGATCGTGCTGGACGGCGAGACCGGTGACAGCTATATCAGCCGTAAGGCTGTGCCTATCGGCATTTCTCTGTCGGATGAGAGCTACTGGTCGCTGTGTGCTCATTATTCCGCACAGATGCGGAAGCTGGAACAGGACGTGGACGAAGATGTCCAGCAGATGCACAGTGACGTTACGGCAGTCAAGAATGCCATGAGTCAGGAGTTCAAGGAGACTCATACGGCGATCAGCAATGAACTGGATGATACGCACAAGGCGATCAATCAGGAGCTGTCGGAAACGGAACAGCGTGTCAATGAGAATCTGGAACAGACCAGTTCGGAGTTGACTGGCAAGGTCGAACAGGCCAAGTCCGACCTGAACACCGGCCGGCAGGAACTGAAGGATGCTAAGGATACGCTGAACAAACGGATGGACAGCATTGCCGGGGGAAAGACCTCGGATGCGGAGATTCTGGATGCTCGTGTGGATGCGGACGGCAACACGCATGAGAATCTGGGTGCGCATATCCGCAGCGGTTTCGAGAGCGCACGGGCAGACCAGGAAGAGGCTGTGAACCGCATTGGCCGGATGGCGGCAGTCAGCGATGCCATGCGCACGGCCAATATGGTTCATACGGTGGATTTCTGTGCCAGCAATGTCTCCGGGGAGGTCAAGGCCACGGCAACCTCGCTGGGGCATGGTGACCGGGCCGGGGTGATCATTAACGGCAAGCTCAAAGAAGGCGCGGATGAACGGTCGACCCTGTATTTTTCGGAACCGATGTCGTTCAAGGCTGGCACTCCCTATACGGTTTTCATCGATGAGACTGTACCCAAGGTAGGTTACGGCATCTACTTTTATGAGGTTGACACTGGCACCTGCCTGCAGGTGGGCGGCATTAACCGGGGCTTTACGCCGGCCAATACGGTGATCTCCACTGCTGTCTTTGACAACGGCGGTATGTTCCGCGCAGGCGTTTATTCGACCAACTGCGAGTTTGAAAACCATGAGATTCATCTGTATGTCGTGGAGGGCGAGTACACCCGGAAAGACTTCTACGGCTTGCTGACAGCAGTGGATGTCCCGAATAATGCGGCTGCGATTGCCGCTGTTCGGGATGATGTTCGCAAGAACAATCTCATCGCAATGAAGAACGTTCTTTTGAATGACGAGGCGGGCGAACCCTTCTTTACCTCGATGCCTGTCGGAGTTCTGAACTTCGGTGGGACGGTGCTGAACGGAAGACTGGGTCCGACGGTTGGAACCTATGCAGTCCAGTTTTCCAGCCCGTTCATTCTGGAAAAGGAAAAAGACTACACTCTTTTTGTGCTGGATGAGCATAAGGACTTGGACTACTCCGTCTATCTGCTGGATGAGACCACATGGAAGGATGTCATGGAGAACGGAACGACCCGTGCATTCAATGTCATCCATAGTCCGTGCGGTGTGATTCCTGCACACAGTACCGGCAAGCATCAGCTCCGAATCTGGGCACAGCAGGATACCATATTTGAGAACCGTGCCGTGCAGGTCTATCTGGTGAAGGGCAGATACACGGAGACTGAGCTGCGCACCTATCTCCCTGCAAAGGAAGCATCCTCAGCCATGAACGGCTTGTCGGAGAATCTGAATGCAGTCAACCGTGTCAGTGATACGCTGCGCCGGAATAATCTGGTCCACACGGTGACCTGTCAGGCTACCGGCTCGGATGGAACGATCTGTGCGACTGCGACCAGTCTTGGCGTTCACTCCGGCACGGTTATCAGCGGCAGCCTTGGCCCGAAGCAGGGGAAGAACACGCTCTATTTTGGTGAGTATATCTGGCTCGACAAGGCTAAAACCTATACCCTCTATCTCCGGGCCGATGAGAAAATGCCTGAATGTTCTGTGTTCTTCTACGGAAGCAGCAAAGACGGCTGCTTGCAGGTGGAAGGCAACAACCAGGGCTTCAGCGTTCACAATATCCTGCCCCAAACCTTTACTCCGGACGAGAGCTGCTATTACCGTCCGGGTGTGTATACCAGCCGTGATCTGGACTTCTCGGACTATGAGATGCACCTGTTCGTTCTGGAAGGTGTCTATACCTACGATTCGATTCGTGGTCAGGTCGAGTTCAATGACCTCAACGACAACTTCACGAGCATGTCTGCGGTACGCGACAGCCTGCGGTGCAAGAACCTGATCCGCACGGTCAACTATTCTGATTCCAATTCTACGACCGGTGCATCGGTGCAGATGATCGCAGATGGTGAGTGCGACCAGACAGCGGTGAAGATCGTGGGCAATATGGGCGGCAATCTGGCACTGAACAGCCTGCGATGCACGAGCCTTATGCAACTGAAGGCGAGCAAAGCCTATACGCTGTTTGTTCGGGCAGATGAAGGCTGCCCAACGCTCACGGCTGCTCTCGGTGATGAGGTGACCTACGGCTTCATCCAGATCAACGGGGCATCCGTGTCTGTGGATACAGTGAACCATCACTGCTATTCCTTTACTGCCGATAAGGACTATTCCTGCCGGGTGCGCATCATTTGTAATACGGCAACGATGTTCACCGGGCAGAAAATCCATCTGTATCTGGTTGAAGGAAGCTATGCCGAGGAGCAGATCCGGTCCTGGGCCGGATACGACGAACTCCTGCAGGTGGAGGAGGACGCCGACCAGAAGATTCAGAATTTGACCGACCGGGAAGATGCACGGTGGATCTCCACCCATGACGGTCTGGAAAATATCCTGACCGTATCGGATCGCGCACGGAAGAACAACATGATCAAGATGATCGATTCCAGTGTGCGGAACAGTGCCGGTGAAGTCTCGGCAACGGCTACCGCCCTCGGTATTTTGGACAGAGCTGGCGTGGTCGTCAACGGCATCATGTCCGGCGAAATGGGGGCAGCTATCCTCAAAATCTCCGAGCCGATGCATCTAGAGCAGGGCAAGACCTACACGGCCCACATCGTGGACGACGACCCGCCTGTGCCTTATTCCATGTTCTTCTATAAGATTGGCTCCAGTGTTTGCTTGCAGCAAGGCGGCTCCAACCGCGGCGTTTCTGCAATCGGCAGCCGCTTTGAACAGGTGATCCCGGATGTGACAGGCGATTACCAGATGGGCGTTTACTCCACTGACGCTGTGTTCAGCAACCACATGATCCATGCCTATATGTACGAAGGCACAGGCTGGAGTATGGATGATTTCTACGCCTATCCCAAGAGCGATGTGCTGGCGGCGACTATCTCTGAGATGGCGGCTGTCAAGGACAGCGTCCGAAAGAAGAACCTTGTAAAGATGCTGAGTACGAAGGGATTCTTAGATGGTACGGGAGTTTACCGCTTGAATTCGATTGGTATGCCGGACCCGGCGGGCATCATGTTGAACGGCACCTTTGGTACGGCAAGCACTACAATGTACACGAACATCAGTGAGGTGTTCCATCTGGATGCAGGAAAGCCCTACACAATCCTTATCCGAGATGACGACAAGACCGTGGACTACAATATGACTCTGGTGGACAGAACGACCGGGTTTGCGGTTAAAGAGAACGGCGTGAACCTCGCTTTCAACGTTCAGAAATCTCCGTTTGACACGTTTACCCCGGATGCGTCCATGGACGTGAGACTTCGCATCAACTATCGTAAGCAGATGACGCTCACGGATCACATCCTCCATGTTTATGTGTGCGAGGGTAAGTTCAAGCTCAGTGAGCTGCTGTCCTTTGCACAGGAAAAGGAAGAGGATACCAGTTTCCCGTATGCCAGCTATAACCTGCCGCTTCTGAAGCTGACAGGTTCTATCAAGGGAATCAGCAAGGAGAACAAGGTCAAGCTGACCTACACCTATGGTGAACTCACTGGCAACTGTACGCTGAAATGGCAAGGCGCTTCCAGCCTCTCATACGATAAGAAGAACTTCACGATCACCTTCGATGAAAAGCAAACGATCGTTGAGAAGTGGGGTGCTCAGAAGAAGTACTGCCTGAAAGCCAATTATATCGATTTCAGTCATTGCCGAAACATCGTTGCTGCCAAACTGTGGGGTCAGGCGGTGCGTACTCGCCCGAAACGCAACGAAAAGCTGTATGATCTACCCAACGGCGGCGCCATTGACGGGTTCCCTATCATGGTGGCGATCAATGAGGAGTATCAGGGCATCTACACGCTGAACATTCCGAAGGATAAGTGGATGTTCGGCATGACCGATGGAGCCAAGGAGTGTATCCTGACGGCCGAAACGCACGCCAAGGGAACGCAGTTTGCTGAGGAAGCTAAGGTGGACAAGACCGACTTCGAGATGGAGTATGTGCCGGACGAATCCAATACCCAGTGGGTCAAGGACAGCGTGAACACCCTGATCCGTGCTGTTATGAACTTCAGCGGTACCACCGTAGCAGATGTGGAGTCGGCACTCAGTCCGTATCTGGATCTTGACAGCGCCGTGGACTACTTTATCATTACCTCCATGTTCGCACTGACCGATAACCTCGACAAGAACTATATCCTGATGACCTTTGATGGCGTGAAGTGGGCGTTCTCCGAGTACGATCTTGACACTGCATTCGGTAACTGCTGGAACGGCAAGGTCTACTATAACCCGGATACAGTCACGACGCTCAAAGGGTTTGCAGGCAGCCACAAATTGATGGGAATCCTGTATAACTGCTACAGAGCAAAGATTAAGTCCCGGTATGCCTCACTCCGAAAGAACGTTCTGAGCGAGGGTAATGTTCAGACAGTGGTTTCAAACTTCCTTGTGGACATCCCGAAGGGGCTGCTGGATCATGAAGTGGTGTTGTGGCCGAAGATTCCCGGAACGAACACCAACAATATGAGCCAGATTATCAACTGGTATCGTCTGAAGTGTATCGCTATGGATGCAGAGGTAAATGCCCTCTGAGAAAGAAAAATTATGAATAAGAACGATAATATGAAAGAAATTTTCGGGGGGGGGGGGGGGTACTCCTGAAAGCTGATTTTCATCCTCCCCCTGCTTGCAAAAAGGACGTTGGTAAGCCTTTGAGTAAGCAGAAGGGAGAATGAAATCATGGGTGAATTCGTAGGTGGACGCATTGTGCCAAAGCATTGCGACGCATGGAATAAGAACAGCAAGTACGAGATGCTCAGTATCGTGTATCAGCCGGAGACGGGCGACAGCTATATCAGCCGCAAGTCCGTCCCGGCGGGTACGGCTTTGAGCAGCGAGGAATACTGGGCAATCTGCTCGGAGTATTCCGCACAGGTCCGTAAGCTGGAACAGGATGTTGATGCTGATGTCGAGCAGATGCACACTGACCTTACACAGACCAAGGCTGATATGAGCAGGGAGTTTTCGGAAACTCATGTAGCCATGAGCAAAGAACTGACGGATACGCATACGGCTATCAGTCAGGAACTCACAGAAACGGAAAGCCGTATGCAGGAGAGCCTGCAGCAGACTACAGAAACTCTTTCCGGCAAGGTCGAACAGGCCCAAACTGATTTGAATACCGGCCGTAAGGAACTGAACGATGCTAAGACCACGCTGAATAAGCGGATGGACAGTATCGCCGGAGGCATGACCGCTGACAGTGAGATTCTGGATGCCCGCGTGGACAACCAGGGTACGACCCATGCCTCACTAGGCGAAGCAATGCGCTCGGCGGAAAAGACACGCGGTCTGTGGGATGATTGGCTTACTACAATCGTGTCCCAGCTTCTGGATGAGGCGACTGGTCGTGAGACAAAGGAATTGACCTTTGATTCCACGATTCGGACCTTCATCAATCTGAACGGCACGGTGGGTACGCTGGCGAATGAAAGCGACAGTCACTGGCACACCTCGGAGATGATCCCTGTTGTGGCAGGCCATGTGTATATTATCACTGCATCTAGTGGCTGGAAGAAATACTACTATGCTTTCTATGACAGCGACGAGAATGTTCTTGCTGGTGAGATCGCGCCGGATAACAAGTCCGGCAAAATCGAGAATCGAATCGTAATCGCACCGGTTGGGGCAGTCAGTATGCGTATCACCTGGATTCAGGTTTCGAATTTTATGGGTAAGGTGGAGGAAGTGACTCGTTTCCTTTTCCCGACCAATGAGCTGAACGAGAAACCTGAATCCCGGATGGTTGCGGTGGAGACCGGTCTGGAAAAGGCGAAGGCCGACCTGATTGCAGCGGCAACCGGGGAGCAGAATACGCTTCTGAGTGCTGCGGTCGTGGAAGGGGAAGCAGTTGAGTTCACCTATACTGCCAACCGGTGCATCAATGAAAAAGCAGGAGAGGTTGTGCCACTGTCGAGTGAGAACACGGCATTCCGTGTATCCGAGCCGATTCCAGTCAGCCCCGGTGAACTGTATGCGTTTACGGTATCCGGCGGCTGGAGTAAGTACCTGTATGCCTTCTATGATGAGAATGATAAGGTGGTAGGCGGGTTCCAGCAGAAGACCGATATGATTCGAACCTACTACGACCGCATTTCTCCTGTTCCGGCAACTGCCGCAACGGTACGCATCGCATGGGTGGAGAACAACCATTTCACGGGTGTAATCAAAAAGGTCACACGAATCAGTTATCCCTCGGCAGAGCTGGTCGGCACAGCAGCAGAACAGGCGGCAGAACGCGATAGCAGAATCTCCGGCTTGGAAAACCATCTGGCAAGCAAGGTTGTGGACGAGAACTACGAATATGCTATTGGAGAAGCTGTCAAAGTTACCGAAAACAACGGAATGCTCCTGAATCCGACAACAGGTGCTATAGTGAAAGATCCGACTGGTAACACGAATTACCGGCTGTCCGAGCCTATCACTGTTGAACCGTATACACCGTACTGTATCAGTGCTGCCGGAAAAGCCGGGTACGGTTTGTATGCATTTTATGATGAAAACGGTAATCGCATCGGCGGCGAAAACAACACGGGCAATACTGATCGCAAGATTGAGAATAAGGTTGTGACTTCTCCGGCACGAGCAGCTTCTATTCGGATTGCCTGCATCAACGGTATGCAGAGTTGCGGCATCCAGCCTATGACTCGTGGCTATTTTATCGGCATGAAACCTAAGTGGTATGGCCGCACATGGGTGTGCCTTGGTGACAGCTTGACGGAAAGCAATAGCCGTACTACGAAGCACTACTTCGACTATATCGCCGAAAAGACAGGCATTAAGACCGTGAACCTCGGTGTCAGTGGAACTGGTTATATGCGGCGGAAGGATATCAACCGAGCATTTTACCAGCGCGTCAGTGATATCCCGGAGGATGCCGATGTGATCACCATCTTCGGCAGCGGCAACGATCTCTCGTCTGACCAGACGCTGGGAACTGTCACGGATACGGGTACCGATACGATCTGTGGCTGCATCAACGCAACTATTGACGCCATCTACGAACGCATCCCTCTGGCTCGGCTGGGTATCGTGACCCCGACTCCGTGGGTCGGCAGTATGCCTTCTAAGACAACCTGCGGTATGGCGAAGTACTCGGAGGCAATCGTTGAGATCTGCAAGCGGCGCAGCATCCCGTGCCTGGATCTGTACCACGAATCCAACCTGCGACCTGATGATGAGAATTTCCGCAAGCTCGCATTCTCTAAGGACGGCGGCAATGGCGTGCATCCCGATGAAAAGGGGCATGAGATCATCGCCGCGTCCTTCCAGAGCTTGCTGGAACGGCTCATCCTTTAATACCCCACAGCCACACGGCTGTGTTTATATAGAACACCATTACACAAGGGCGGAGAACCGTCCTATTTTTTATGCCCTGCAAAGGGCAGGAAAGGCAAGGTACAAGTATGCAAAATGTAATCGACAAGCTCCAGTTTGCTTTTGCCGCACTGGGCGGTTTTCTCGGCTGGTTTTTCGGAGGCTTTGATGGCTTCCTCTACGCACTCATCGTCTTTGTGGTGACCGACTACTTCACCGGCATCCTTGCGGCGGGTATCCGCAAGGAACTGTCCAGCGAAGTGGGCTTTAAGGGCACTGCTAAGAAGGTGTGCATCTTCCTGCTGGTTGGGATTGCCAACATCATCGACACGCAGGTCCTTCAGAACGGCGCAGCAATCCGTACCGCCGTGATCTTCTTCTACCTGTCCAATGAAGGTCTGTCCATTCTGGAAAATTCTGCTGTGATCGGTATTCCCATCCCCGAAAAGCTGAAGGATATGCTGATCCAGCTGACCAACGAGAAGCACGTCCCGGAGAAAAATGACGAAAAAGAAGGGTAACTATACAACTTTTCGCCATTTTCATTGTGCTTTATGAGAGGAAAATTTGGAGAACTGGGTACCAAATGCTGAATTTCAGTAAGCATAATGAGAGAAGTTTTCTGAAAAGTACCTCCCAAAAGCCAAAAAATTGTGCGCTTTATGAAGGAGTCTATCGGGAGAGGGCAACCTCTCCCTCAATTTTGATGGAGGAACGACTATGAACGAATATCCTGCAAAGCTGAACACCGGCTATTATCGTGTTCGGGCCGATTGGAACGATGACGCATCCCAGCTCGGTGCATATAAGCTGCTGGCGAATGCCAAGGCAAAGTGTGACGAGAACCCCGGCAGCTATGTGTTCGCCGAGGACGGCACGGTGATCTACCCGGCGGATGAGCCTACGACCCGGGAGGAGAACGCTGAGGAGAAGCCTGTGACGGATCTCCCGGAAGAGGACAAGCCCAGCGATGATGCACCCGGCGGTGCAGAAGAGGACTTCCCGTCCGCAGAGCCGCAGCCGGATGCCATTGCTTTCGGTAAGCTGAAAACCCTGATGAACATCCGCAAGGAACCCAGCCTCGAAGCAGAGGTCGTGACCGTGTATCCGATGAATACCATCGTGGAAGTGCTGGAGGTCTGCGACAACTGGCTGAAGATCAAGTGCCCAGAGGCGGAGGACGGTATCGCCTATGTGTTGAACGAGGATGATGCCTATGTCTTTGTCGGCAGAGCTGTGTACGAGGTAGCAGCAGGGGACAACCTGTGGCGCATCGCAGAGCGTAAGCTCGGCAGCGGAACTCGCTACACGGATATCCGTGAGCTGAACGGACTGACTTCCAATGCCATCCGCATCGGTATGAAGCTGCTGCTGCCCTGATCAAGAATCGAATCTACACTATCTGGGCCCGGAGAAATCCGGGCTTTTTTATATTGGAGGAATCTTCTATGGCATATACTAACAGCCCCTTAGTGGCTTATACGAACCTCAGCCCGAACCATTCCGGCTTGCGGACGCACAGCATCGACCGCATCACCCCGCACTGTGTAGTGGGTCAGCTCTCTGCCGAGAGCATTTGTGGCTGCTTCATCAGCACGAGCCGTCAAGCAAGCTGTAACTACGGCATCGGCAAGGACGGTCGTGTGTCGCTTTGTGTCGAGGAGAAGAACCGGAGCTGGTGTTCTTCCAGTGCAGCAAACGACCAGCGCGCCATCACCATTGAGTGCGCCAGCGATCGGAACCACCCTTACGCTATGAACAGTGCCGTGTACACTTCGCTGATCGAGCTTTGCACCGATATCTGCAAGCGAAATGGTAAGGCAAAGCTGCTCTGGCTAGGGGACAAGAACAAGACGCTGAACTATGCGCCGGCACCGGATGAGATGGTTCTGACCGTCCACCGCTGGTATGCGAACAAAGCCTGCCCCGGAGACTGGCTGTACAGCCGCCTCGGTGAGCTGGCGGCCAAGGTGACGGCGGCACTCGGCACCCCGGCGGTGCCCATTGGCTTGCAGGCCGCCTTGGAGCCTGCGGCTGTCGTGGCAAAGGTAGCACCGCTGTTCACGGCTAACCAGCGACAGTCCGGTATCCTTGCCAGTGTGTCCATGGCACAGTTCATTCTGGAATCCGGCTACGGTAAGTCCGAGCTGGCACAGAATGCCAATAACTGTTTTGGCATGAAGGCATCGCTTTCCGGGAACACCTGGTCGGGTTCTGCCTGGGATGGGAATTCCGTGTATACGATGAAAACCGGAGAGCAGAACACGGATGGCAGCTATGTAAGCATTACGGCGGATTTCCGCAGGTATAACTCCATCGAGGACTCCATCAACGACCATTCCGCTTACCTGCTGGGGGCTATGAACGGCAGCCAAAAGCGGTACGAAGGACTGGCGGGCTGCACCGACTACAAGAAAGCCGTGCAGATCATCAAGGATGGTGGCTATGCGACGAGCCTTGACTATGTGCAGAAGCTCTGTCGTGTCATCGAGGAGTGGAACCTCACGCAGTATGATGCGGCGGTAGCCACTACGCCCACTACGGCCTTGTACCGTGTGCGCAAGAATTGGTCGGATGCTGCATCCCAGAAGGGGGCTTTCCGTGACCTCGGTAACGCAAAGGCGTGTGCGGACAAGAACCCTGGCTATTCTGTGTTCGATGAGAACGGCAAGGTTGTCTATCCCACCAGCACGGTGTTTCAGCCCTACACGGTCCGGGTGTCCATCTCTGACCTGCACATCCGCAAGGGCCCCGGCACGAATTACGGCTCCCATGGTTTCACTGGCAGGGGTGTGTTCACCATTGTTGCGGAGGCAACAGGTAAGGGCGCATCCAAGTGGGGACTGCTGAAGTCCTTTGCCGGCAAGCGTAACGGCTGGATCAGCCTCGACTACGCAAAGAAGCTCTGATAAAACGGTGCAACTCGGCACATAGACAAGGGCGGCTGTCACAGCGATTCTGGGCTTCTCGGTTTTTTTCGGGAAGCCTTTTACATTGTCAAATCTGCTGTGATCTTGGCGGTTTGTCAGGCAGATAGTTTGTCGATAATATGCCGATTTATCTGGGCGACAGAACTTGCTATTCAGCCGTACATGCGGCATTATACGACTACCAAAAGGAGGATTACACTATGGAAATCATGGTTAAGCGGAAACGTGCCGCAGTCTACTGCCGAGTCAGCACCGGGTTGGAATGCCAGGAAGGTTCCTATGAGATCCAGAAAAGCTACTATACGAATCTCCTTGCGAACAGCCCCGATGAGGAACTCGTCCGAGTATATGCAGATGAAGGCAGTGGACGCACTACGCAGGGCCGCCCTGAGTTCCAGCAGATGATTCAGGATTGTGAGGATGGCAAAATCGATGTCATCTACACCAAGTCCATCTCTCGGTTTTCCCGAAATATGCTTGATTGTGTGACCGTGGTGCGTCGGCTGAAAGAGCTGGGCATCCCGGTCATTTTTGAAAAGGAATGCATCAATACCATGGACAGGCAGAGTGAGCTGTTCTTCCATATCCTTGCGATTATCGCTGAGGAAGAATCCAAAAGCATCGGCAGGAATCTGAAACTAGGGCTTTTAGGGCTCCACGATGAAGGCATTCCTACAGGACGGGTGACCTACGGTTACCGCAGAGTGAACAAGGCAGGAGAGTGGCGCATTGAGGAATCAGAAGCACGGCGAGTTCGCTACGCATTTGATCAGGCGGCAAAGGGTGTCTGCTACAAGGACATCCGTGCTGGACTGGACAGGATGGAAAAGGCCGAGAATACCGGCGTTTCGTGGACGCAAAATCGGAATCGGCTGACTAAACTGCTGAAGCACATTGCCTATCAGGGCGATTACATGACGGACTGCTACTATACAACCTATGGCAAGAATGGCAAGCGATACAGCAAACTCAACAAGGGGGAACGCCCCCAAGTCCATCTGGAAGATCACCACGAGCCCATCGTCAGCAGAGAACAGTTCGAGCGTGTCCAAACGCTTATGCGGATGGGACTGCTGGATTCCGGTCGCTGCCGATTCACGGAAGAAGAGAGAAAGATTCTGGATGACCCTAAATGGCAATAAGGAGAGGTGAACATGGAGATTACAGTTGAAAGGGCAAGTGCGAACATAGAAAAGCCCGGAACGCAGGCACTCGGTACATTGAAAACCGTTCGTGTGGCAGTCTATGCCCGTGTCAGTACAGACATGGAGATCCAGCTCCACAGTCTGGAAGAACAGATGCGTTCCTTCCAGACAAAAATCGCCCAGCACCCCGGCTGGACACTGGTGGATGTTTATGCTGATAAGGGTATCAGCGGCACCAGCGTGAAAAAGCGCACGGAGTTCCTGCGAATGATGAAGGACTGCGAGGACGGCAAGGTCGATTATGTGATGACCAAAAGCATTTCCCGCTTTGCTCGAAATACGGTAGAGTGCCTTTCCTATGTCCGTCATCTTCAGAGTATGGGGGTGCAGCTTTATTTCGAGAAGGAAGGACTGGATACGGCAACGGCGGTGTCAGAGCTGATCCTGACGGTCATGGCGGCATTTGCCCAGGAAGAAAGCCGATCCATCTCGGAAAACCTGAAATGGGGTATTCGCAAGCGGTTTGAAGCGGGCGAGGCTCGCTGGTGTGCGACTTACGGATACCGGAAGGGACCGGATGGGGAGATCGTCATTGAACCGGACGAAGCCGCTATTGTGCGGATGATCTTCAAGATGTACCAGTATGGCATCACGATGCCGGATATTCTGGAAGAACTGAACTTCATGAGGGCTCCTTCAGCACGGGGCAAGGAAGCGTGGAACAAGACCGCACTCAAGTATTTGCTTCAGAACGAGAAGTATATCGGAGATGTGAGGCTTCAAAAGTGGATCAGCGTTGACCACATCTCCCATAAGAGTGTGCCGAACGATTCCACTGTTGTGCCGATCTACAACGTCAAAAACCATCACGTCCCCATCATCGACCGCCATACGTTCCTGCAAGTGCAGCGGATTATGGAACTGAAAACGCCCCACGGAGAGTACAGCCGATATCCCTATTTCGATACGACCTTTGTGTGCCCGTATTGCGGAAAGAAGATGATTCCCAAGACGATGAAGACGAATTCTTTCGGCCGAATCATTGGGTGCTTTGGTGTGGATGGCTGCCGGAAGTACGCAATGATAACGAATCTGGTGGATACCGCCCTACTGGAAGCTTATAACACCCTCAAAATCAAGGAAAAGAACAGGTCTGCTGAGATGATGCGGATGCTGGAAATCAAGGAAGAAAGCCCTAAGATGGAGACAGTCCAGTATTATTGGCTGGACGACCTGGTTGACCGTGTGGAATTCAAAGATGACACAATGAAGGTATTCTGGAAGTGCGGTCTGACCAATAAGGTGGATATGATCATCCCGAAGAATCGGAAGCCGGAGGTCATAGCAAAACGATATTGTTCCATGCAGGACCGTATTCTGGAAAGTGCGAATAAGCCTGTGAATAGTGAAAGCCCGGTGAAGGAAGACAAAAGCAAGCGCCCCGCGGATGCCCAGCGGGCAGCAGCCAGACAGGCAGCAATGAATCTTCGTGCCAGACAGAAAGGAAAGGTAGCAAATGATAATTAAGAGAATCATGCCCAAGAGCTCCATTGCAAAGAAGAGAGTGGCAGCTTACTGCCGTGTCAGCACCTTGCGTGAGGATCAGGTAGAGAGCTTTGAGACACAGAGAAGGTACTATACGGATTTGATCGAGAGTCACCCTGAATGGGAAATGGTCAAGATCTATGCAGACCGGCATTCGGCAACTAAGGCGGAGAACCGCCCAGGATTCCAGGAGATGGCTGCTGATGCCCAAGCGAGAAAGATGGACATCATCCTCTGCAAAAGCATCTCCCGCTTTTCCCGCAACGTGGTGGACTGTCAACGGTACACCAAATGGTTTCAGACCCTTGGAGTTACGGTCATCTTTGAGGAACAGGACATACGAACGGATGACCCCACTTCTGATTTTGTCCTTTCCATGATGGCGGCCGTGGCACAGGATGAAAGCCATTCGATCAGCGTGAACGTCCAGCTTGCCTATGAGAACCGCTTTGCACGGGGCGAGTACAATCTCGGCAACAATCGCATTTTGGGGTATGACAGTAAAGACGGCGTGCTGATTCCCAATCAGGATGCGTGGGTGGTCAAGGAAATCTTCAAACGGTTTCTGGAAGGGCAGACCTATCGGGAAATCTCGGATGGGATTGTAGCGATGGGAGCCAAGAGCCAGACGGGCAAGGACCACTTCTCGGTGGAAACTATCCGGTATATGCTGTCGAATGAAACCTATGTAGGGGACAAGCTCCTTCGGAAGCAGCCTCCGAGAGATTACATTACGAAGAAGCCCGACCCCAACCGGGAGTACAAGCCGAACTACCTGACGGACGACCATGAGGCCATCATCGACCGGGAGACATGGAACTCCGTGCAGGAGATCCTTAAACAGCGAGAAGCGGACAATAAGGCCGGTATCTACCGGCGCAGCAAGGGGCATCATCCTCTCTACGGAAAAGTCTTCTGTGGGGAGTGTGGTGCTCCTTTTGTACGCAGGACTTATAAGGGCAGATCTGGACACTACAAGGCATGGAACTGCAAGGAACGGCAGAAAGGGAAAAAGGGCAACGGTTGCATGAATCGTATCATCAAGGAAGATGCGCTGGTGCAGGCTGTGTCTGAGAAGCTGGGTGCTGATGCGGTGGACAGGGTTCAGAAAGTGCTGGTGTACAAGGACAGGATTGAAATAAAGTGACAGGGTGCAGCCCATCTGGCTGCTTTCCGACTGTGTAGATAGTGACATAGCTGGAAGGTGACCGGGTGGGCTGCTTTTTGTGTTATGTGTCTGCTGTACTTGAAAATTAAAAAGGACACCCTTAACTGAGTGCCCTTGCAGGTTCATTGCTATTTACTCGTCATCATCGTTTTTGTCGCTGTCATTGTCATCACGCGAAACATCGACAGTTTCTTCAAACTGCTCTCGACCGGGAATATGGCCGCCATCGCAAGTGCGTTGTGTTCTATCCGAGGTGTCGATATCCCAACCTCCACGTGTGCTGTAGCCATAAGGATGCTGGTCAGAATAAGATCTGCTCATATAGTTCTCCTTTCACAACATAAGAGGATGATAGTTTATTCTTATACTGTTAGTAAAGCATTTGGTGCTTGAAAAGTCAATGGCTAACACCCTGAAAGATACTCGTATGAATAATAGTTGAGATGAAATAAAGTAATTGCTATGTGCATAAATCTGTTATAACCTTGGTGGCACAGAGAGACACACAGGAGGAATGAGCAGATGAAAGGATTGTTTCCCGAAGAATACGGTTTGACCGGCAGGGAGTTGTCGGCGGCCGCAGTGGTGAAATTCTATATCGGCGATGTCGATGGCGCAAGGAAAGAGCTGGAGGGCATCATGGGCAACGGTTCAGTTGACGGCCTTGCGCTGACGGCGTTTATCGACCGGGCTGTGGCTTACAGCAAGGGGAAAGCGCAGATCGCAGAGCCTATTCGGCGGGTCAAAGGAACGCTGATTGTGCAGGACATCAGCGTGGACTTACTCGACTTTCTCATGGACTGCTGTAAATACTTCGGTATGGCCAAGTGAGCCCTACAGGTGGTCGAGGACAAGCAGAGCGTGGAGTGAAACGTATCGTGTTCTTCTAAATACTCTACACAATAAGTAAAAATGTAAAATCTTTTTTTACAGATGGTGTTGATTTTTTCGGCGAGATAGCGTATAATATAAATGCGAAGGGAGGAGCTATAATGAAGTTTGAAGAATTGTTTGACCAGCGTAGTATCGTAGCAATGAAGCTCAAAGATTATATTCGAGAACGCGGATTTACAAAGGTCTCTTTTGCGAAAAAGGCTGAAATTTCAAGACCAACACTGGATAAGCTTCTGAATGGAAGCATCGATAATAAAAGTACATTTGACAAGCATCTTCAAAAAGTTTTGGCTGTTTTGAATATTTCTGTGGATGATCTTGTTTTCTTTGAAGCAAAACCAAAATCTGATACAGTGGATGTTGTATATTCTGAAAATGCGCCCAAAGATTACAAAATAAGCGATAGAGCTCAAAAGCAGTATGGGTTGCTCATGGACATTCTCGAACTCTGCGATATTTACTATTGAGAGGTGTAGCTATGAGTGAAAAAATAGTAGCAGGAAATCTTGATGAAGTTATCAATAAAAATGCAGAAATCCGCGATGAGATGCGGGAAAAAGCTCTTTTGATACGCACCAACTTGAATAGAATGCAAATTAGCTCTTCTAATCGGTTGGCAATGCAAATCCTGAAACCGTATGGACTCATACAAATGCCGATTGACAATCCGTTTTGGAGCGGTGCGATTTTTGTAAAGAATGGAAAAAAAATACCGGTAATTAACACTGCACTGCCAAGAGTCAATCAGTATTTTACTGCATGGCATGAGATTTACCATTTGATCTATGATAAAGTTTCGTTTAGTCACATTATTGAAACAGAAACAGTTATGGAAGAACGAAAGGCTGAGTACTTTGCATCTTTGATGCTGTTAGGAAATCTTTTGCCATATTACACAGAATTACCTGAAATGGATTTCCTGTCTAAAATTTTTCATTGTATGGATGCTTTTACTGCGCCATATAAAGCCGTTCTGATTGCGCTTTATGAAAGTGCAGTTCAGAATGAAAATGAAACACTTATGGCGTTGATTAAAGAGAATTTTGATAATACTTTTTCTGATTTGGCTGGCCGATTTCGAGAACTTGGATTAGATGATAATCTTGTGATGCCATCGTATGTGGTAAATGTTGGTTCATTGCAGGCGAAAATTCAGGAAAAAATTAAGCAGGACCCTGATCTAAATTACAATCATGAAAATGAAAGATTTTTAGAGAACATTGTTAGAGAAGTGAATTTAGTGATGAGGGAAGAAAATGCTTAACATACAAGATTATCAAAGATACAGCGGAGAAAAGAAAATTGCCCTCATGGATAATTCGACGGTGTCTTTTTTAGAGCAGGTTGAACGTGCGGGGATACCCACTAAGGAACTGCTCAAAGACTACGATGCAATACTTATCCCCAACTGGGTTTCAGAAGAAATCTGTGATTCTCAATATCGGAAAAACTACATAGAAGGCCTGCATACAGCAGGACTTCCAATCTATTCCATCGCAGAAGAAAGCTATGCAGATTTAGTAAACGGTGAAGAAGCAAATCTGTTTAAAATTGTTTCTGCTGCGGCATCAAAGCTTGGGCAACTAGGAGGCTATCTCCAGCGGTATGTGAAGAAAAATGACCCTTTGGAGATGGAAGAATATGCTGTGTGGATGAACAGGATGTATCAAGAGTGGCCCTTGCGGGGAGCTACTACAAGGAGTGGACGAGAAAAGAAGAAAAATGCGGGTGAAATATCTTTAACGATTTTGGCCGAAGTTTTTTCATGGTATTATCCAGACAGCGAATCAATTACGGTTTATACCCAAGATAGGGATTCCTACGACTATCAAAAGAGCGCACGGGAGAGGTTAAATGATGTCTTTGCTAGTAAGACATCCGTAGATGTGAGCTATAAGTCCAATGATACATTATTGTGCCAAATGTTTAGAAATGGTATGTTGTCCCTTGGTCAAATTGATACCTTAAGATGTGATGAAAGAGTAGTAGTTTATACAAGAAGCCGTGATGATAAATCTACAGCGTTGGTTGCAAAGAGAACAGATAACCAGCAATTTAAGGTCTTGTTGCAAGATATGAACGTGCAAATTATCTTTTGATTGTTGCCGATAGAACAC